CCCATTACCCGTTCAACAATGTCAAGTACATTCACCTTATGGTTTTGCTGATACACAGCGTCAAGCACAACCTATTTGTCGTGAGGGTTATCTAGTCGCTTATGACGCCCCTGTTAAGATTCCAGTCTATGTAGCGTATACTCTCAAACCAGAGAACGCTCTAGGCTGCTTTCCCCGGACAAACGCCTTTGTGGCAGACCAGTCTGTGCAAGGAGGTGCAAGACCTGACGATTATGTTGGAACAGGATACGATAAGGGACACGCTGCGCCTGATGGTGACTTATCATACAATCAAATGGTAGAGTATGAAAGTTTTTTAATGACAAACATGTATCCACAGCATGGAAGTCTAAACCGTGGAATTTGGAAATTACTGGAAACTTCAGTACGTGGCTGGGCAGTACAAACGAACCAAAGCTATACAGTATACGTTGGAGCTATGTATGGCGCTTCTGACGAATCATTCAAAGGTATTATCATTCCTCATGCTTACTACAAGATTGTAATCAACAATCAAACAGGAGCTGTTGCTGGTTGGAGATTCCCTCATACTAAGCCATATGTTAACCTGGGCAATGACTTAACTAAGTTCAGAGTTTCAATTCAACAGATTCAACAAGAAGCAGGTGTGCAATACAAGTTCCCGGCTAACGCTAGAGAATTGCAACCCGGACAAGAATGGCCAGTGAACTTTGGTGATTTAACTAAGGCGAAACGTGCTAAGTGCGGAGCTAATGCATCCGCAGAATAATCACTTGCCGATTTTGTCGTAATTGATTTTGTTAATTTGATACCATTCAATCCAAGTATCTGTCTTAACTGCACATTCGTAGTAAGTTGAATAGTTGATTGTGATGGTCTTACTAACATCACTTAATTTTGCCCCCTCTTGAATCTTCTTCAAGTCGGGGCATTGTTCCATAGCTCCAGCCTTAACAGGTGCTTCAGGGAACTTAGGGATGACTGGTGGAGTTGTACAGCCTGCTAGTAATAATAGTGATAGAATTAGTACTCTCATTTTGTTTTCTCCGCTGAATCATTGTGTGCTTTGACAAACTCTTTAGGAATCACACAGGTGTTATCATACTTGGTAACTTCTTTGTCAATGTATCGAGTAATGTATTCTTTCTTGGTTCTAATCTTCTCTACAGTTTTTGTAGCCTTAGAAGCAAGTTTGTCATTTAACTCTTTGTTCTTTTGTTCGTACTCGGCTGTTTGTTGTTTAGCTTCTTCGATTCTAGCTTGCATAACACTGTAATCATACAATGCGCCCTCTAAGAACAATGCGACAACTAAACCGATGCTACCACCGATTTTTAACAACAATGTATATTGTTTAATTAGCTTGGCTTTGCCAAAAACAAAACCAAGAACCATAGCTGTTACGCTAAGATAGAATAATGTATGGAAGATCCAATTGGGGGTAATTTCAAAGATGAACATGCACTTATTTATGCATGGAATTCGTGAACCTTGTCAGAAATATACTCAACTTCCGAGTCTGTAAGTTCCGGATACATAGGCAAGCCCAAAACACCCCTAGAAAGCATCACACTAGTGCTCATCATGTCAGGTTTCGGAAAGTCTTTGCCGCTATCTAAGTCACCCAAAACATATTCATAGCTGATTTTACTAGTAATCCCATTCAGTACTAGATGTGTGTGCATTGAATTGCGGTCACTCATATAGATAACATACTTTTGATGTGCGTTGGCGACTGGTGAATCGCTTAAGCAAGTTAGTGGTAAATTTCTAAACGAGTCATTCCAGTATTTGGCTATCTTTTGTCTACGCAGTTGCCATCTATCTAGGTAACTTACACGAACCATGAGATGAGCGCAGTCTATCTCACTCATCTTGCTATTAGTACCCACTGTTTGAAAGTAGGGTTTAGAGTTATCTTTGTAGTTTGATGCGTACATGTATAGGTGTTCATCGTTAGTAACTATTGCACCGCCGTTACCACTACTATTCAAGTTCTTAGTAGGATCGAAACTAATTGCCATACCTAGGCCAACTTGACCATCAGCTACTAACCAATGCTGTGCCCCATCAACAATCACGTTATCACTTTTAAACAGTCTTTCAGACCAGGGCTTTCTTCCATACAATCCTACTATGCATGACAATGCGTTATCATACTCAATAACCCCAAAATTGTCTGTGTCGGCTAGTTCTATATCCCATCCTGCAGTTATAAATGCGTTTAATGTTGCAGGGTATGTTAAGTTAGGTACTCTGATTGTAGGCTTAGCAATTTGTGTTCTCAATAGATATGAATGTTTATATCTAGCAATAATCTCAAGTGCTTGAGTACCTGAATGCACAGTGATAGCATACCTAGTTTTAGTTTTATGCTTCAACCATTCTTCAAATGAACGAGTAAAATGGCCACCAACTAGTTGACCATCTTTCATTGCATCGTGAGTTGCGTTTAATAACTCAGCCCCTAGATTTTTATACTGTCTTTGAAGACCAGAATGGGGAACTAGTAAGCCAGTCATAATATAATTTAAATCCTTCTTCTACGTCTACTTTAGGGTCGAAACCAAAATCTCTACGCGCCGCATCAATGTTTAACGCACCACGACTAGGGAAGTCTAAGTCTCTGTCGCCCATGATAATCTCACCTTTGCCAACTATCTTCAAAGTAAGATTAGCAGCCTCTGCCAATGTGACTGAGTGGCTTTTGGTGATGTTGTAGATTCTGTTGTCGGTGTTATCACTGAGGCTGGCTGCAACGATTCCTCTTGCGGCATCTTCAACATACGTGAAGTCGAGCGTTTCGCCGCCGCCGTTAACTCTAATCGGTCTTCCTCTGATAGCGTTGAGTAAGAACTTTGATATAACTCTGTCTTCCACGTCAAGTGGGCCATATACAGCAGAGGGGCGTATAATAGTATAATTGAGATTGTCACGGCGGCTATAATCTTGTACAAGTTTCTCGCCTGCCAACTTGAGTATTCCATATTGTCCTTGAGGTTTACAGTCATAGTCTTCCTTCACATCATTTTCAAAGTCACCATACACCATTGAACTACTGATGTAAACAAACTTGCGTACATCATAGTTCTTGCTTGCTTCTAGTAAGTTAATCAAGCCTTCACTCATAACTCTACTACCCCATGCGGGGTTACTATTAACTACCTTCTGTCTTGGGAAACTAGCACAGTGAATAACAATCTCTGGTTGTTCGATGTTGAATACTTCATCCATGCGTCTTGCATCGCATATGTCGTATTCATAGAGTCCACCAACATCTTCAATCTTCTTTAAACGTTCGTCCATCAAATAGTCTAGTTCATCTTGTGGGATGATGCCATAGTTTGTTTTGATGTCCATGATAGACACAATATGTCCCATGTCTTGTAGTTGTTTTACTACATTGTGACCTATAAGGCCAAGTCCGCCTGTTACTAAAATGTTCATTCGAATTTCAACTTAAAAAATGTTATTTCTTCTGGAGTAAGATATGCTTTGATTGAATATAAATATCCGTATGTACTAGGGTCAATACCCCTAAGCCACATGGGTTCCGGTTTGCTATTCTGCATTACATACTTACCAGCTTCTGTTTGCTGCCACTCATAGATAGGTTGCGAAACCATTAAGTCAGGATCTTCAACGTCCCCCATTCTAATTTGTTTCACAATGTATTCCATTAGACTGCCATCTTTGCTTTGATTGCATCATAACTCTGATAGTTCTCTAGTTGAATATCATCAGGTGTGAACTCATTAATCTTATACTTGTTAGCGTTTAAGACTAGTGTTGGTAATGGTAAGGGTTCCCTAGCTAACTGTTCTTTTACCTGTTCAACGTGATCCTTGTAGATGTGCGTGTCACCTGTTGATATAACTAATTCGCCTACTTTCAAATCACACACTTGTGCGATAAGATGAGTAAGAAGTGCATAACTAGCAATGTTGAAAGGTAACCCAAGGAAAACGTCAACACTGCGCTGATACATATGGCAAGATAGTTCTCTGTTTTTGTTAACATAAAATTGACTCATAACGTGACACGGTGGCAAAGCCATTTGGTCTAGTTCACCTGCATTCCATGCACTAATGATGTGTCTACGCCCATTAGGGTCAGTCTTTAACCCTTCAATGAGTTTTGTAACTTGATCCGTTTCTTTGATGTGAATCGCCCCGCCCCTATCGTATTGATTCCCGAAGTCGTCCTTAAACGTTTCTTGCTTATGCGTAATAGGGGTTTGCCAGTGACGCCACTGTACTCCGTATACACGACCCAAGTCTCCTTCGTATTGTGCTTTGGGCTTCCAATACGGCGCAAGCGCATTTGGCGTCCAGATTGTAACTGTACCTTCTCTTGTTCCGTGTGTAAGTTCTGCAAGTCGTCTTTCATCACTAGACCCTTCCAGAAACCAAAGAAGTTCACCCTTACAAGCGCGCCATGCCAACTTCTTAGTAGTGACGGCCGGAAAGCCCCCACGCAAATCAAAGCGAAGATTACGTCCAAAAACACTAATGGTGCCCACGCCAGTTCTATCATCTTTTATTTCTCCGTTATCTAAAATATCTTGTAGTAGTTCTAAGTATTGCTTCATTTCTTTTTCCAAATTTGATACACATGGTCTTCATTAACTTCTGAGTACTCAAGTGTGTAATTACGTTCTAAGTATAACAAATCAATATAGGTATCACAAGTGTATTCGGCAAATGTTTTAGTAAGATGTACTTCATCTATCATGTGCCAATTTGTGTTGATTAGTTTTGCACCACCTATCAACCAAGCATTTTTAAACTCAGTGAAATGGTTCAAGTTGTTGACAGATATTGCACCTATCGGCAATACTGTATCTCTGCTAGTGACTACGAAATTCAATCTACCTAGTAATGGTTGTTTCGGTAAACTGTCCCAAGTATTACGACCCATGACAATAACTTGCCCATCTGTCAAACGTTTGAATCTTGGCAAATCGCCCTGAATTTTACTCCAGGGCAATCTGTTTTCATAGCCTATTCCTCCTTTAGGATCACAAGCTATAATTGCTTTCATAATTTATTTAATAACCTATCTGTCTCTGGTTGCACTATTTGTGCAATAGCTTCGATGTTCAGCACAATCTCAAAACTAATCATGTCGTCATCTAACTCATTCAAGTTACGTGCAACGACTTCTTCAACTTCTTCTGGTTCCAAACCTTGTTTGAGTAAAAGTTGAACGTTGATTGTTTTTTGTTTTTTGCCTACCAGTCTTACTACTATCTTTTTTATAAATTGAATGGGAGGAATAGATTTCTTATCCACACCTTCTAAGATGTGCTCCCACTTCCTTAAGTATTCTGGAGTCATTTAATTATGCAAATGTTGGTGTCTTTGCCTTTGGTGGTCGACCTCTGCCTCTTTTAACTGGTTCAGTAGTTTGTGTTGTTACCGGAATACCTAACATTTCGTTGGCTTGTTGCTCTAGTCGTGCGCTTTCTGCTAACAAACCTTTTGCTTCTGCTGCCATTCTTTGTGCTTGCATAATCAAATTATTTGCTAGTACGTTATCACCTAAAACACCCTGTGGTGCATTAGTTACTGGTGGCAAGTCTCGTGCGGCTTGTTCACCACGCATCTTACGTGCAATTTCAGCAGGGTCTTGCATACCACGGCTAGAATCAATTTCTGCTAAACGCTTAACTGCTTCTTCACCTTGTTGCATCTCATCCAAAATCTTATTCAACTCATCCAACTTAATGCGTGTAGTTGGGTTTGGTGTGACTACGACTTGTGATGTTTGTACTTTCTTCAACAAACCCTGACTATGCAAAACTTGTAGAATAAACTTACCATCTTTAGTATGAGTACGATTCAATGCGTCAGCTAAGTTCTCACTGCTCTGACCGATATCGCTCTCGATACACTTCATCATCGGGTCATGGATGTGAATGTTCAATGTTTCAGTATATGTAACTAAGCACATGTGTGGCTCATTAGGTACTTCTCTAAAAATGATAGCTACCTTTCTATCACCATGTTTACCGACGTGTCTTAAAAAACTCATATTAATCTCCTTATGCCCACTGGGCTAAAGATATTTAATATGATTTAATTTAATTGAAAAATTATTTTGAGCCGCTCCAGCGCAATTCATACATCATTGCGTCTGCAGGATCTTCAAAGTAGAAGATTTCGGTCAAACCGGTAGACAACACTAAGCCGTCATCAATATCAGCACCAGTCATGATACCGAATCTACCGGTTAACTTACATTGAACCCATTCATATGCACCCTCTGTACCGGGTGTGGTCGCTCTTACAAAGTGTTTGGGGATAGGGTTTACTTGCCTTTTCCCAAACCACACTAACGGACTGATATCTCTCATTTTGTAAGTGCGTCCAGCATTTTGTATTTTTCGTATGCTTCTACTACTGCTGGGGTATTATTCCAACTCTTAGGCGCAAGTTCAATCCAGTTACCCGAACCACTCATCAACGGATGCACATAGCCGCCGCCGAAATTAGGAAAACATCGAGGTTGGTGAATCTTACCAGTGTTGAACAAACGCATAGCCAACTCATTGACTTCTTCAATCGTTTTTGTTCCATCTACACTCAAATCATAGCTACTACCATTGCCACTATAATAGTAATGTTCAAGAACCGGCAATAATCTCTCGGCATCAGGTGCCATTGTGCGGGTGATAATCATCACCACATCAGATTCGGACACTTCACCTGACAGGATGTCCTTCAAGCATTGACCCAAACTTGTACCAATCAACATCATGTTATGATTTGCCTTTTAGTTTCACTTCTGTCAGAATAAATCTTCTCGCCATTCTTGCGAATAAATTCAACAATAGGCTGTGGATTTTCATTGAACGCATTACGTATACTTTCTTCTGTCACTCCATCGTCTGCGTTGAATGAATAGATTTCATAACAACGCTGGCTGTTTACTCTAGCACGTAGCATCATCATTTGAATACTTGGGCCCTGGTCAAAAGATTCATCTTTCAATACTGCCCAAGTTTTCTTCTTATGCCAATCAGTGACATTGAACAGGCATTCAAGCCCGTACATGTCCCACATTGCGAGGTAGGTATTAGTCGTCATGTTGTTTGATACCATCGAACATATATTTCAGTATCCGATAGAAAGCATACAATACACCACCTACACCTAGTACTAAAATAATTGTACCAATTGTTTCACCTATTAATTCCATAAGTACTCCTTACTTTTTATGGTCATCATAGATTGCGAACTGACCGAATGGGGGATTCGGATTCGGGTCGCCATGAATGATCCAAGTTGTATCACAGTAGTCAGGGTCACCCCAAGAACCACAAGGGTAGCCGTCTGTGAAAACAATCAAACGTTTTGGCACGTTACCAACTTCTTTCAAGTAGTCAAAGATAACGTCAAAGTCAGTACCGCCACCACCAACAGGTTCATAGTTCTCAATAGAGTCCATGTTCTCGCTAGTGAAGTCAGCTGGGTTGTACCACTTGGTATCAAAACAGAACACGTGAACTCGATAGCCATCGAACGCTTCCATCATACCTGCGATTTCACCCAAAAACGCTTGTGCTTGTTTGTCACTAATAGAACCTGACATGTCGATTGATACAACAACGTCAATTTCCTCACCCGGTGTCATACCAGGCATAACTGCATCCATGTGCCAACCCCGACGACTTGGACGCATCCAAGAATAATCAGTGCGAATAGCACTGGTCAAGTTAGTCTGAATCAATTCACGCCAGGGCATTACTGGGTCAGTCATTTGACGAACCAAACGTTCTACACTAGCTGGCAACGAACCTGCTTCGGCTGATTGTGCCGCATTGATAATTGCTTGCTTGACTTCTTGACGAATGCGGTCACGTTCTTCTTGTGACATTTTAGGACGACCCTTGCCCTTCTTTTGGCCATCAGGTCCTTCACCATCACCGTCGTTACCTTCACCGTCATCTTCACCATCCATGTGGTCGTCAAGCAACATGTCAACGAGTTGGTCGATGTTGATTTTCTGAACGTTCTTCATCAAGTCATCATAGATTTCCTCAGCAGGCTTGCCGTCATACTTTTGTTCGTACAAGCAAGGTACTGTGGTAATGAACTGACCAACTTTGTGACGCTTCAAGTCGGCATTAACTGCATAGTCGTCAGCAACGTTCCAGATTTGAGGGTCACGATGATTGCGGCGACCCATATGGTCATAAACAACGTGTAGAACTTCGTGTGCTACTAAAAATTCAACTTCTTTCGGCTTCAACATCATAATGAAGCGGCTGTTGTAGTAGAATGTTTGACCGTCAGTAGCCGCTGTTGAACACCATTCATCAGCATTGACAAGTTTCAAACGTGTGGCAAGATTACCGAAGAATGAATGACGCAACAACAAACCAATACGTGCCGTTACAAGTCGCTCACGTGCATCGGTATCAATGCGTGTATCGGTGGGTCCTACTAGATTTTCAAACTTGGAGCTACGCTTTTTCTTAGATTTTGATTTGTCGAGTACTTCACTCATACAGGGTCCTTTTCAATGTAATGTCTTATTATAACAGATTTCAGGATTATTGTCAATATCACTGAAGCCTACGGTCTGTGCGGTCTGATTCTTCAAAATGGTCAAGTAACTCCTGAAGTTCGTCCTCAGGCAAGTCCTCAACAGGAACCGAGTTCTCAAGGAAGTCACCACTTTCAAAAGCGGCTTCGATATCTTTAATCAACTGATCCAATTCTTCCTGCGTACCATCAAAGTGGTCGAAACATCCAGGTGCAAAAACTAGTTTCAGTTTCTTAGCTTCGTCTGTCATCATAGACCTCGATAGCCCATATCAAACGCAATACGTGCGTAGTCAGGAGCAGAATCAATACAATAAAGTGTTTCGGCAACACTCTTACTAAGTCCACGTGCGCGGGCACTTTGGCCACGTGTGTAAAAATACATTTTGCCTGTAAATGACTTATTACGCTTCATAACATATCCTTAAAAAAAATGGGGTGAGAACATTATATCCTCACCCCCAAAGTGTCTTTCGACACTAGAGAGTCAACATGAGGTTGACTAGATTAGCTACCTGCATCCACGATGTACTTGCCGTACTTCTTGTGGAATGTGTCAAAGTTTTTCAACTGACTAGGTTCGATTGGCAACTTGTAAGTTTTCAATGCAATCTTTGCACCCATAACGACCAACTCAGTTTCAAAGTTGTCCATCATGTATTGAATGAAGTTAAATGCCATTTCATGGAACTTCTTGTTGTCAACTTTCTTGTTGTCAACCATGTCCTTCAATTCATAGCACATTGAAATTGTCAACGAATACATCGCTGAGATTTCCTTCACTTGCAAGTCTTTGACTTTGCCTGACAAGATATCTTCTGGTGCGGGCATCTTGCCTGCAACTTTGCGGTGAGCCATAAACTTCACAGCAAGACCATCACCAATCGCACCTGCAACCAAGTTGAATTGGGTGTCAGTATCCATGTCCTCGTCATTCAACAAATCACTTACGAAACACCATGAACGAGGTGTAGCGAATGCACGTGAACTAGACTTAGCATCAAAGTCGTACATGTCGTTCTTGGCGAATGACAAGTAACCAACAACGTCTTTATGAATGCCGTTGTTCACAGCCCACAACTGCCAAGAAGCAAAGTCAGGACGCATTTCCAAGTGAACGAAACGATTAGCAAGGGGCATTGGCATGCGATATGTCACACCCTTGTCACTGTCACGATTACCTGCCGCAACGATAACAACGTTATCTGGGAGTTTGTACTTACCTACACGACGGTTCAAGATAAGTTGATAACCAGCCGCTTGTACTGCTGGGGGTGCTGAGTTCATTTCGTCCAAGAACAAAACAACTGTCTTGAACTGTGATGCGAATTCTTCGCTTGGCAAATCGACTGGCTCAGCCCAATCCATCTTACCATTTTCTTTGTTGAAAAAAGGGATACCACGAATGTCAGTAGGCTCCATTTGTGCCATACGCAAGTCAATCATAGCATCAGGTGAACCACCCAACTCAATTGCAAGTTGTTGAACAACATCAGACTTACCGATGCCGGGAGGGCCCCACAAGAATACGGGACGCTTAGATTTCATAGCTTGCTTAAGTGATTTAGCGGCTTGAATACTAGTGATAGTGTGATTGTCAGAAACGACTGATGCCATTATTAACTCCTGTTGTTGGCTTTTGAAAATTTAGAATACGTAGTATATGACAGATTGGATTTATTGTCAAACACTTTTTAAAAGTTTTTTAACTCGTTTGCCCATTTCTTTTTCGCAGTATGCGAGGGCACGTGATGCCAAAAGTCGTTCACGTGCGAACGCTTCTTGTTCCCAAGGACGTTCGTGATAAACTGTGTTGACACGTTGACCCAACCACGTTTGATTTGATTTGGAGTCAAGTTGTAACTGACCTTTAGCGATTTGTTTAACGTGAACCATTTCATGTGCGAGACATTGAACGAGGTCAGCTTCACCTAAGCCACCGTCAATCATAATCACAATGTCATGGTCTGCAACTTCTGAGCATACGCCGTTGAAGCCTTCACGTTTGCGTAGACCTGGGCTGTTGTAAATTGTTAACGCATATTTGCTTTTCTCCAGTTTTAATTCTTTACGCAAGAATTGGGATGCTAAGTCAAGCATAAGTTTACGCTTGACAGAACGAGTTACAATTTCGATTTCCATAACGTAGTATATCAGGAAAGTGATTTATCGTCAAGTTTTATTTTTATAGTACTAAAGTATTACCAGAAGAAGGGCTCTTTTGCTTCTTCACCCTTGAGAACCTTGATAATTTCATCTTGTTCACTATAGATTAGTCTCCGTTGTTCTAAAATCGTGCGGCGTTCTTCTTTTGTCATTGCTAACCATTTGTCAACAACTTCATAAGAGCCATATGCAACACCTTCAGGAAGTTCGTTCACAATCCAAACTACTACATTTTTCAATGCCGGAACTGTATTAGCTGGATGTGAACGACTAATTGCATCCATAAAGTCATTAGCAAGGACACTACGAAAAAATGACCCAGGATCAAACCCATGCACAAGATAATTGTAAATTGGTTCAGCATAGTCCTTGGCAACATCATAGGAACTCAAACTGTTGTACAGTTTGTACTTGCTTAATTTTGTAAGTTTCATACGAACTCCTTAACTAACATATCGACATAATCATCACTGCATTCACCCAAGTCCTTACCACCGAGTAAGCACAAACTCACATCACCGAACTTAGCAAGCATACCACCAGCCTTGTCGCCATCACAAACAACAACGACTTTGCGATTCAACATGCTCAACCAGTTACGAAAATCTTTTTGCGGGTTGCAAGTTAATGCGGCTACAGCACTAACACCTCGTTGTGTCAATCGTGCGGCATCGAACAAACCCTCAGTCACAAAAACAACATGAGGAGTCAAGTGCAAACTTTCAACACCCCAAACTGTTACCGTGGGTTGATGATGGTAAGTAAAGTACTTACCGAATCTTGGGTTGTTGTTTGGCTTCTTTTCACCCTCTGGTCTGTATTGTTGATAGCCAACAACTTGTCCACTCAAGTTCCAAAGATAGAATGTGGCGACACGTTCTACATCGTCAACAACTGGCTGATGTAGTTCTAGGTCTAAATGGCGACTAAGAAGGTGTTCTGTAAGATTCATAATGCTATTATAGCAAAAACGGTTATATCTGTCAATGTGCATACTAAATAACTAATGTTTCTTTCCAACGCAAATGTAGTACTAATTTCTGACAATATATTACCAAGTGATAAACTCTATGGTTGGGCTAGAGCAGCCGGACCCTATCGTATTGCAACAGAGATTAGAAAGAATGGATACACTTGTCAAGTGATTGATTGTTTTACTTCATTGACAGAGGACGAGAAATCAAAACTACTCAATGAATGTGTAGGTGATGATACGTTAATGGTTGGTATTAGTAGTACGTTCATTGCCAAAGACGATGATGCGATGTCTCCATATCCATATGACATTGAACAAATGAAACAGTACTTTGACACAATCAAACTAAAGAACCCATCTACAAAGATTGTGTACGGCGGGGCTAAAGCAGATTCACGCAATGCACCAGGTGTTGATGCTATTATTGTAGGATTGTCAGATAAGGCAATCATCGAGTACTTGAAATTTCTACAAGGAAAGAATCCATTCTTCACATACGAATCGTCTGACGACTTTATGATTGTAGATGCTGACAATCACAATCAAGGGTTTAACTTTGTTGAGAGTAAGATTCAGTATGAACCAGAAGATAATGTAAAACAACAAGAAGTATTGCCCATTGAGATATCACGTGGATGCATCTTCAAGTGTAGCTTCTGTTCGTTTGCATTGAATGGTAAAAAGAAGAACGACCACATAAAGAAGCCAGAAACAATACGTGAAGAATTCATTCACAATTTTGAGAAGTATGGGGCGACAAAGTATATTTTGTTAGATGACACATTCAATGATAGTATCGACAAATTAGAAATGTTAGCAGACGTTTCACAGAGCTTGCCATTCAAGTTGCAAGTCAGTGCATACATGCGCTTAGACTTGATTAGAGCACATCCAAGACAATACCAATTACTCAAAGACATAGGTTTGTATGCTTGCTTCTTTGGCATTGAGACATTGAATTACAAGTCAGCACAAACAATAGGCAAAGGACTACACCCCGACAAAGTAGTAGAAGAACTTCACAAGTTCAGAGACACAATGCCAGAAGTGGGAACTAGTGCAGGATTTATATGCGGATTGCCCTACGAGACAAAAGATTCAATCATCAAGTGGGGAGCGCAATTATACAACGGAGACTTCCCATTAGATGCATTCAGTATGAAGCCATTGTATATCAGTCAGAATCAAAACAAAAAATACAAAAGTGAATTTGAAACTGACTTCGACAAATGGTACACTTGGAAGCCATCGTCAATAGGTCCCAAGTGGGATAACGGTTCGTTTGATTTACCATGGGCTAAATGGTATGCAGATTATTTCTTATTCAAGGCACGACAAGTACAACGTGTGGGCGGATGGCAGTCAATGATGTTAGAGAATGTATTACCCATTGGGTACAATGTACACAGAAGACCATTGATTGATATTATGAAAGAAATGGATCCTTCTGTAATAGAACTAGAGAAACGTAGATACGTTGATAGGTTATTTACACAAGTGTGCGATAAGTAAAAACTTCTCTAAGCGGTCAATCGCTTCGTTTATTTCAACAACCTTATCGTGTGTGTATTCTAATTTGTTTATGCGCCTAGCTTCAACTTCTGCCGAGCTTAACTCAGCAACCATATTGCTGATATTGTTCAACATTTTACGCAAGTCTGGATTAAAAGGAACTTGTCCAATCTGAGTTCTTAAATCAGAATGTACATCGTTCCAGTCGAGAGAAGAATGTATGTGCATACCCTAAGTATATCACAACTTAGGATATGCTGTCAATTAAGCAAAAAGTTCTAAACTTGTTCCGCACTCACTACAAAACTTATTTGTAGCTTTGTTTTGCTTACCACAAGTATTGCACTTTGGTTTCATTTTGACATTGACAGGTTGTAAGACTGGCTTGTTATCCTCTGTCTCACCTAGCAACTTAAAAACAATTGTGTACTTATCAGGTTCCATTACACCCATTGATGTTGTAGTAAACTTTTGGTCGCTTTTACTACCTGGCACAGTGATACCAACATCATTGATAGGTGCTGATTGTGCTGACACATTCATTGAGTTTGTAGTTGCACCCGATGCAGTAATCCAGCCAGCATCCATACTTGAACCACCTACTGAACTGTATGTAGCACCCATTGGGGCTGCCCAGTCACCAGTAGAACCACTGATACCTGACATTTTACTACCACGCATAATACCACTGTTGTATGTGTTGTGGTTGTTAATGAAGAATGAAGTCAAGTCATATGCTTCGAACTGAAACTCAATACGAATCAAACCATCTTCAAGTTTTATCCCTCTGTGTTGTTCCACTGAGCCTGTTCGCTCGATAAACTTGAAACGATTTCCTGCACTAAGATTACCATTGACAATACTTCGTTCCAAATCCACTTCTTGACCTGCGTTGAGAACCAGACCACCAGGAACAACGTTATCACCGTCAATATAGACATTTACTAGTGCCCTCTTTGTGTTGAGATTTTTTAACAAGAAACTATATTCGCTCCCGAAGGGGATATAGACTGTATCTTTAAATTCGCGGAGAATTTTACCATTGGCTTTTAGGCTCGCCACGAGCTTGTTTGCGTACATCATATTTTCCTTTTACTGCTCACAGACTAAGAGCATATTGGTTAAAGTCTGTTGAATTGCTAGACCATCTAGCAATGTATTTATTATACTGCAATTACTGCAAAAACAAATCTTTTTGGGTGATTTCCATAAATTTCATTTGTCCACAAGTGAAGCAACGATTGCATGGCTTAGCATACCCATCTTCGTAAACAGGAGTTCGACATGACCAAAAACAGTCTTTCAATTCTTGGGGTAACAAATCATAAAGGTCTTTCTTAGAATAGTCTTTGATTGGATACAATTTCTCTACACCCGTGAATAGTTCAAGTATATTGTTTGCTCGTTCAATTCTATCAGACCATATGTTTTGCATATCTTCTTTATTCGCCCCAACTGCTACACTTTTGATTTTAGGATTTGCGCTACAAATGAAGCCTGCAAAGAAGTTGATAGTGTCACTATCATACAAGAACTTACCATTGATTGTAGGACAACTTAACTTACTTGAGTTATACTCAAAGTTTGTTAGACCCACACTAGTAAAATATTCTAATGTTTTCTTAACTGCAATGTTTTCAACTTGTGCCCTGTTTTCTTCATTATCAATTTCAACATGATGGATGTAAAGATGATGACCTTGTTTCAATAACAGATAAGCCATTGCGACACTATCTATGCCGCCACTAAGCATTGTAAGTATCATTTGAAGTTCCAAACAAAATATCTATGTACTCCATCATCGTGAAACACATTTGGTTCGACGGGGAATTCATTTGGTTCAGGGAAATGTTTTGCGTATGTTGTTTCCCAGTTTGGTTTATAGAATGTTCTGATAACTAGTTTAGAGCAATTCTGTTGTAGTAACGGGAACAATTGATCCGTTAATTCTTTAGTGAAGTTGAATATCCCGCACCCTATAATAGTATCATATTTGCTATCTATTGATAGCCAATCTCTATCTTGTATCTTAGGATCATCCCATTTAGGACATAGGTCGTAAGCATCAGTCGCTAGTTCTAACAACATCTTAGTAGAACCTAGCAATAGAACACTATCCCCATCAATGAGATTTCTGAATAGTTCTCTATCCGTTTCAGTTGGGGCGCCAGGTGGATTTCTCCAGAATTCGTAATCGTTGTGCATGAACTATTTAAGTCCCTGATAAATACTATATAATTTTTAAGGATTGTAAAATGGCAACAGTAACAAACGTACATGGCTTGAAAGCGGGCACAGGTGGACAAGCGGGTACTATGGATATTCAGTTTTTGCTTATCAAAGCATATGACAAAGCATTTAACCTCACACAAACTGCTAACAACGATTATGAATATAGTAGCGATTCAAACGACGGTCTTGCTCAAATTGTAGCAATCGTTCAAGATTTTGCTGAAATTTATTATATAGGTGTTCCTGAAGCAAACTCAGGTGGTGAGAACGATTTGACTAGAGTTATTATTGGTATCAACCCAAACACTGCTAGAGGATTACCTGAGGGTGTAGTACTACCATCAGCAACTGGTAACTGGAGTGAATTAGAATCAGCACTAGGTGGCGGTTCAGAAGCATGGTTTGCTATCCCAGGTCAAGGCTGGAATTGGTGGTATAACGATTAATCAATTTGCTCTAAACCATATTTGAGTATCAGAAAGGGAACAATTGAATGTTCCTTTTCCAATTCTAGTCTATATCCTATCTTGTTAACATCAACATTATGCCAATATCGTTCAACAGGCCAGTACTTGACGTTAGACTTCATCATGTGAGCCATAACTTCGGACAACTTGCCTTTAGGACAGAATAGTTTAACTGTATTCATAGGGTGTGTCAGCCTGTGAGTAGTCAGCTGGGATCCTAGCTCCTTTAACATTGTCATACTCTTTGTAGTAATGTTCATTTTCTTTTACAATTCTAAAATCATCATACTTCAAACTAGCGAACGTTACTTCCTCTTTCTTTAACATATCACAGATAATGTATGTTGTTGTACAAGGTGCTGAGATAGTTTTGAATGGACTATGTTTAAACTCGTTCGCTTGCAATGCCTTATGCATAGGGCTATTGGGTGAAAATATAATACGGGTTATGCCTAGCTTTTGATTGCGTAGTCGTATTTTATCGTAGATTGTGAGTGTTGTCAAGGTTGCTTCGTTCTCGTCATTGATGGTGACCAATGCGTTTTTGAACTTGATTGAACCTTTAGTGCTGGGATTGTCAGGAGTTTCTTTTGTACTCCACGGTACTTGTGCGTCAACGTGATTGACATAGTACGTTTCGCCATGAAATTTTAAGACCCACATGGGAATGGTCTCGTCTTGTAAGTGTGCTTTGTTAAAGTGGAAGACTACCTCTTTACATGCAAATTCAATCTATTGATTAGTTGTCATAAGTTTCTCCTGTGAAAATATAATCACCTTTCGGTGTGTTGAGTACAGTTTGTAATTGTACTCTATCTATATATCTCAACTTCAACCACATTTCTTCTTTTGTGGTTTCAGTTTTGATATAAATCTTATGCGAATCTGTGATAACTTCCTGTCCAGTATCGTAGTCACACCATCCACTGTCGTTTTCATATGTTACATACGGTCTTTCAACATGGCAGAATAGATTAGAACTATCTAGCCATTCGAAATCTTCGTCAGTGTATGGTGATGGTAGATACCAGACTTTAGTAGTTATCATTTTTGCTTATGCTGTTCGCCACTGACTGGATCCATAGTAGGAGCAACCTTTGCAGCCTCTTCCGGAGTTGCGAATCTAGGAGGCTCACTAGTCCAATAGTTAGGCATGAAAGTCCATCCAAAACTTTTCCAGAACTTATGAATCAAATTGTTAGCGACAATGGTTGCCGCTAAGATGATTATTGAACCTAGTGCATATAAGATACTGCCTGCTAAAAAGACAGCCGCATTATCCATATCCATTAGATAACCTCGTAATCTTCTTTACCTACACCACATTCTGGGCATTCGAATGTGTCAGGTAATTCATCCCACTTACCTTCTGTTGCTTCATCGTGGACGTGGCCACAAACAATACATACGTGTTCCATTATTTTACTCCTGGTGTGTTAACAGATTCCCAAACTTGTTGATAGGCTTCTGCGTGACGCTTCTCAACTTTTTGTAAAGCGGCGAATCGTTTTTCTGCCTTCTTCAAAACTTCTTTGAATTGTTCGGCGTGTTCTTTTGATTCAGCAATTTGATGCTGTGCTTCTAACTGAGCCTGAACATTACCTTCATGCTCTGCGGCACGATGAAACTCAGGATACATTGTAGTAAACTCATAAGTCTCACCTTCGATTGCTTTCTCTAAGCATTCTTTAGTTGAGGGCTTGCCGATTAGTAATTCCAAGTGACCCCATGCGTGTAGAATCTCTTGGTCTGCTGTATGTTCAAAATGTTTAGCAACATCTTCAAAGCCCTCTGCACGTGCAAGTTTCGCAAAGTAGCGATACTTGATGTGAGCCATACTCTCACCGGCTAGTGCGCTTTCTAGATTTTTTAGTGTCAATGACATTAGTTTTTCCTTTAATTGTTTTAAGACGGTCAAGAATAGATTCTGTTTTAGTAAACTCTTTCACAACCTTCTTGGGTTTTTGGTGCGCTTGATGGGAATCGAACCCACTACGTCCCGGTTTAGAATCGGTTGCTCCAGCCTTCGGAGCTTCAAGCGCAATTTCTTTCAAACGAGATACCTCGTGATGTTTTACAATTATAACATCTTTTACGATATCATCAATCTTAATGGGCAAATCAAGATGAACTGTTATGAAGGGGCCATCAGTTGGATTGAGTTGGTTGTCATTACCAACTGTGCCGATAAAGGGTATGCCTTGATAGCGACCCAAGATTCTATCACCTATGTGATAAGTTGCTTTATAGGTTACTGTGTCAAAATATTCTTCATACGTCATCTTTAGCTTTCGGTGGTCTTGAAGCTACGATTATACATGAAACTGCAAAACTTGCAATAACAATGGCTACACACATTAAGATTTGAAACATACATATATCCTTTATGTATATTTATGGTTAAGGGCACCGAAGTGCCCTAGCTTTTAAAAAGAATCTAACCTTCGATTAGAAACTAAAACTTAGGCCAGCACCGAATGCTTTCTCTTTGATGTCCTGACCTGAACGGCTTGCATTCAAATTAAACGCAACGTTCTTAGCGACTGGCAATGAGTATGTAGCGAAACCAACTGTTTGCTTTGTACGTGAACTATCTTCTGTAGAACCTACACGTGTCTTTGCACCCAACAACAAGAAACCTGGACCTACTGGGCGACCATAAGTTGCACCAACTAGACCATAGTTGTATGATTGACCACGGTCGAAACCATTATCATGTCCCATACCAACGAATGGTGTAATGCCTGCAACATTTACCTTTGAGTTAGCAAATGTAGTTTCCAAGCTGTTCAACACCAAACCGTCATCGCGGCGTGCTGAACGAGATTGCAAGTTAACTTGGTAGTCACCGAATGACTTACCTGCACGAACATATTGTGCTGTAGAGTCATGACCGCCCTTGCGACCTTGAACATTGTCAACGTCAACAGAAACGAAGTCTGCGGCGAATGCACCGAATGATAGTGCTGTTAGAATTGCGATTGCAAATTTTTTCATTTAATTTCCTTTAAAGTTAATGAATTACCAATGTCTGATGACACCGGCTACAATAAACATATTGGTTATAATATAACACAATACGATTAGTGTTCGTATGATAGCAACTTTATCTGCCGTGGCGTTATCATTATGGGCTTTTTCTCCAAGAGCTTTTGCCCATAACACCCATGCCTTACGCATCTTGGTCATCATGACCTATGCCGTTGCTATGTTTATCTGTTGTTCTATCCAAGTCTTGAAACAATCGTTTCTCTTGGGCAGTGAGTTTATCTTTATGTGTTTTGCGTGGGTTACCACAGAGGTAACAATGTGGGTTACCGCAATCCATAGTGTGATGCTTTGCTAGACGATGGGGTTCTTTAATTGCTTTGTCACGACTGGTTAACCCATGTGCTTTAGCGATTTTAACTTGCCTAGCAATTGCTACGTCGGTCTTATGACGGCGACGGCTATTTAGAAATTTAGCTGTTTCGTTACTCATAGTGCAAGTATATATCACCTCTGAGTTGATTCAAAAAGAAAAGGGAGATTACTTACGTTGACAGTTTGGGTCTCTACACAAACCGATACGCTTAGTATCGCAATCAGGACAGTTCTTAATAGTTGTCCATTTGGGCATAAACTGAGGTTTCTCGTCTTTGCCCGGTTTGTCTAATTTACTGAAACACATTGTAGCTTCTTGCATAGAAATTCTCCTATACATATACAACGCCTTACAATAAGTTTACGTTGACACGGGCAAGAAAAAAGGCTACCGAAGTAGCCATTTTTGAGTTTCTGTTGCGAGGTATGTCTTACCCCAGGAAGCGATTAAGCTGCCAATGCGTAACTTTCGTCATTTGCATTTATTTTGTTTTGCTTGATTTAGAGTCATCGCCTACTCTGCTGTCCACTCTGTTACTCTTTGCCCTGTCGAAACCATGACAAGCCCATCATAAAGAAACTTCTTTGAATACTGGCACACTTTCAGATGCCATTTTAACAAATTCAACATTGGCCGGGAAACTATCTAAAGTTCCTTTGTGACGCATCATGCTTAACTCAAATGGTCCACGCTCTAACGCATACCAGAACATTTCAGTAGCACCTTTGTCAATTTGTTGTTGAAAATATTGATTCATTAAACTTCCTTATGGTGGACCTGGCGGGAGTCGAACCCGCGTCCAGAACACTTTTCTCTTTGCTTCATACAGCAATAACCCATACTATAGCACAGTACCGAAATACTGTCAATAGTCACTTACCCATTTATTCGCCATCTTCGTGCTTATCGTGCCAATCCATTAACCAATAGATTGACCAAGCACAAACTATAGCGATGAATAACCAAAAGTATATCATAGTACATATTTATCTCGGTAGTAGTTATTCAACCACTCCCATTCATATGTTAAACGTAATTGTTCCATACTTCCGTTGACACTATCATAGTACTCAATTGCATCTAGTGCCCCGTTGATACTATCTTCCCCGTACTTACCATTACCCACAGTACACCATGTTTTCAATCTACTGATAGAAACACTATCATCCGGGTTGTTCACTATAGTGTCTTTTAACTTGACGCATTCTCTAAACGCAGTACGCCATGTACTATAACTATCAGTATCGAATCTAGCTTTACCACTAACAATCTTAACTACTTCGTGCAAACTATCTAATGTAAAGTCTAACCCAATACCCGGATTATCTAATACAAGTTTCTTGTTATATGCAATCATAGCTTGGTGACCGTATACTAATCCATTGACCGGGTTACGTGCGTGAAAGATATAGTGCTTACGTTCTTGTAATCTATCGGGTTGCCATTCAAAGTCAAAGTGCTTATCGACTTCTAGTTTAGCGAACACACTAAAGAACCAAGGAGTATTGCTGGCTTGAGCAGCCGCATGATATGCGTTAGCTCTACCGTTTACCCCATCAACTCTCACGATTCTATTGTCAAATTTTCTAGCAATATCACACAATCTATCATAGTGTTCGTCAGCACGTTCTTCCCCATTGCTTAAGAACACAATGTCTAATGGGTGTGTGTCACTCATGTGTTTTGTATCAATGTATGGGTAATCATATACATCACCCTTGATAACATCTTTAGCTGTTTTGGGCACAACGATTCTACTTGCACCCTTGTTAGTTACAAGCACATCACACTTGTCCATATCCCACACGTTCAATGGTTCGTACATATTGTCAACATACTCAGTAGTTTGGAACACAGCATACGGGAACTGATAGTCATAGTTGACTAACTCTGTTTGACTATCTTCTACATTAAAGACTGGACAAGGTAATCGTTTAACTCTTTGATGACGGTTATAGTTTACTTTGTCAAACTCTGATAGACTATCAATAGAAGTAATACCCTCACGTAGTTTGTTTACATCTATTAAGAATGTGTCACCATACTGTTGATGTTCGCTAGGGAACACATGTAGTTGTTCTTTCGCATATGGGTCTGGGATGTATGTAAAGTCAAATTCAAGATAGTCACAAATGCTAGAGCATACCCAAATATAATGTTCTTTACGTTGAGCCATCTCAGTTAACATATTCTTAAATGTATTCAAGTAACTATGTTCGTACTTAACAACTGTTACTGACCTATTTGTTTTAGCTAGTAGTAACTCTTTGATATGTTCTGTCTTATCGTTGCCGTGGTCAACTAAGACAATATCATGTAGACAAGATGTTATCTTAGTTCGTTTATCCTTGACAAAGTTAAGCATATTCAAGTGCTCAATAACCTTAACATACTTTGTGCTTTCAGTGAACGTATTCTTGTTAACTAGATATGTGTTGCCCCAATGACTCCATTGTGTTCCAAACACATGAACCATTTTCATCTGCCATGGGTTAGGGTTATAGTCAAACGTAAAGTCTGTATAGTCTAGTTCACTATTCAATACCCAGAACAATTCTGTCTCGCTCTTAATCAAGCAACGACTGATAGTGTCAACCCATGACAATAAGTAACGTGTCTTTTGTAGTTGCGGGAAACGTTCTTTGAGTTTTAGATACTTCTCGTTACTACCCTGATTACCTCTATCCACATACATCATTGAACGTGTAACAACTTTCTCAATTGCTACTTCTTCTGTTTCTCGTACAGTTAGTAATGTCCTATCATACTCTACGTTAACAGTATTCTCACTGTCCATATTGTATACAGGGCCATCAACGCCCCACACATAGTTACTAGGTTCATGCTTAGGGTTTGGTCTCCAACTAAAGTCAAATAGTGTTTTGTCTAAGTTGTTTCTAATTGTCCACAATGACATAACACTCTTTGTAGTAGCAATAGGATAGTCCATGAACTTATACTCTGTTGCATCTTTAACTCTGTACATTACAGTTGGTTCTGTCTCTGCATCGTTGTACTTGTTACCGAACACATATATGAATGGGGGCTCGGTAGGATCGGGGCGCCAACTAAAGTCAAACTTAGTGACGGGTATAATGATTTCCCACGATTCATCTTTCTCGTTGTTCTTTACTGTAGCTACTTCTGTTTCGATATAGTTACAATCTGTTGCTCCGGGTACAGTATAGATAACTGTGGGTTCTACATAACAACTGTTCCATTGATTACCCCACACATACTTGTAGGGAGGACTCTTTGGATGTGGTCTAAAGCTATAGTCAAAGTTAACTACGGGAATCAATGTCTCAAAGTTACTAGTATCACTGGCAACTCTAGCAACAGTATCAGTCACATACTTTGTTTGCTCTATGTGATTGTTATAGATAACTGTGGGTTCGTCATAACAATCGTTCCATTGATTGCCCCATACATATCTATAGACAGGGTCATATGGGTGTGGACGCCATGTATAGTCAAAGTCTACAACGGGTATCAATGTAGTCCATTTACTCATGTCTGCTATTGTTCTAGCAACTGTATCAGTCACATACTTATACTGTGTTGCGCCCGGAACTACATATTGAATCGTGGGTTCAGTAACACTATCATACCACTGATTACCGAACACATATATGAACGGAGGTTCAGTTGGGTCTGGATGCCAACTATAGTCAAACGTTGATTCTATATCTAAGAACTTAACCCATCTATCGTTTATCTCATTCTTACGTTTAACGGGTGGTACATCTGTGCGATATACAATTACATCTGTCTTATGCTTAGGGCACAACCATGTACCACCATCTTTCTGATGCTGACTAGGAAATGCATTGATATATTCTTCTTGCCATACATCTTCATCAGGAAGTGTTTCAAAGTCAAAGTCCCAATCAAAGTTAGTATAGTCACTATAACTATTAATGATCCAATAGTGGCTAGAAGAGGCTAACTGTCTAGCCTCTTCTAATGTTTCAACTTTTGTTTCTCGGGGATGACTGTTAGGCTTATCCCCTATATAGAATACATCTCTCATTAGGATTTGACACTCACATTATATCTAACTTCAAATCTATCTGCATCACTACGGTCATTGACCATTGGCTCCCCACGTATGTTTAAACTTGTGTTCAACAACATGGGGCAACCAGTTAATACAAACCATTTTTCCAAGAGTTCTCTGATGCCGCTTCCGTCTCTGGGCACAGTTTGTACACGACTAGTCCCGTCATTATGAACGATAGCAGGAAATAAGTCAGGGTGCCTACAAGTAGCGATGACTTGCATATACCTACTGTCACTCCAATTATCAGGCATAATAAAATACTGGTCAACCATCTCTTCCAGAATAACTGGCGCAAAGGGTCTGAATTGTTGTCTACGTTTAATTTCATTTACAGTCTCCTTAATCTTGCTGCCGCGAGGGTCTGCCAAGAGCGAACGGTTTCCAAGTGCTCTGGGGCCGAACTCGGCTCGTCCGGATGCCACTCCCACAATAGACCTAACAAGTAAGTCATCAAGGATATCATTAACAGGATAATCACCAGGTATATTGTGCCCAAGAAAACTATTGGTAAAGTTAACTCTGCGCCCATAAGCCAAAGCGGCAGCACCAACGCTAGACCCAGCGTCACCGGGATTAGGCATAATCCATATTTGTTCAAAATATTCTCCTAACAATCTATTAGCAAGACAGTTTAATGCTACGCCACCACCATACACAAGATTCTTGCTCTTACCAAGTATTCTTGCTTTAGCCATTACATTCATAATCAAGTGTTCAACTAATAGTTGACTACTTGCGGCAATGTCCATATCATCTACACCCTCTAACAAATTGTCAGGGGTTCCCAGATGCAAATTGTGTTTAAAGTCTAACTCTTTACTATCTTCAAGTAACTCTAAGTGTAAATCACTATAGTATCTAGTAGACCCATAAGCTGCCATGCCCATTAATATATATTCTTCGTCAAGCGGCTTTAAGCCCACTCGTTTAGTCATAGCACTATAGAACAATCCAATACTGTCTGGATACTTTTTACTGTATAACTTCTTATACTGTGCGTATCCGTTCATATCGTAAGTGGCATCGTATATTGTAATAGTTTCAAACTCTCCGATAGCGTCAATCACTACAACTGTTGCGTCATCGAAGGGGCTAGTCTGAAACCCTGCAGCCGCATGTGACAAATGATGCCCGTGCGTGTGAATCTTTTTCTTGCCTAGTGCATTATAAGCTGATTGCCCAACATGATATTTTGCGCTTAAGCTACCCAACTTAGGACTTTCACCCGAGCGCAATTGACGCAAGAACTTGAGTAATGGCTTCTCATAATAGTGAACTGAATAGTTATCTCCCGCATATTGTAATGCATCTTGTACTAACCCAATATCAATATGCTTATCATGCTTGATACCACTATATCTTTCGCTGTGCCCAGCAAAGACTAAGTTCCCATTGTCGTCAATAACTGACATTGCGGCATCGTGAAAACCACATGATATTCCTATATAACTCATAATCTTTTTGGCTTAAAGTATTTGGTAAAGTCTGTTTGTTTTGGTACATAAAAGTCTGAGAAGTCTAGCTCTGTACCCATCTTTATCTTATTAATTATCTGATTTGCCAAGAGCCTATGATTTTCTTCGGTCATATGATTTCTGCGGATATCATCATATTGTTTACGCATCTCAGCATAGTCACTACCTCTGAAGAATACTTCATTTTCCTTATGGTATATATCATATAATGATGTTCCTCTAGAACCATAGAAGTTAAACGTATCAACTAACATTAAATCATCACCCAAAATCTTACGGATCTTGTCTAATAAAGCCCCATGTTTAAACTGTTCTTCTTTACTATCTTGCATATAAACAAGATAGTCACGGGCACTAACTAATAACCTAGCTTCTTCTTCGTCGGGGTTAGTTCGTATAGACATTTCCCATAATTGATGCTCGATTGCGGCTAGAGTAGTGAACTTAATCTTGCCCGCTGATACACTATTAGCAACAAATCTACCCGGGTGAGTTACAAACAATATAACTTTCGTGCCCGGTTTATATAATTTGTTAATCTTAGTGAACGCATCCCATAAGCTAGTGCCACCTTCCCCATAACTAGTGACACTATTAAACTCCCCGCACTCACGCAATAACTTGTGATAGCTTAATAAACTATGTACACTATTATATAAGTAATGACTTGAGGGAAAACCGTCTAAGAACTCTTCGGCAAAACTATCGCCGAATATTACTACGTCTGGCTTCATATCAATAGATAAATGGGTCTCTGCCACGTAGTTCTTTCAAGCGTTTGCGATGCTTGTATTCCCTGATAATTCGTTTGAAAAAGTTGATAATAAACATAGACTTATTTATAGTCATTGCCCACGTACTTAATGAATTCGGGAAATACTTCTAATAGATTTGTATTGTTCCTAGCATCATATTGTTTAAAGTATTCAATAAAGTTATTACGGTTTAAGATAGTATTCATACGCTTATCCTGCATGACTGCTAGGTTACGTTCTAATTTGTCTATTTCAAAGTCATAGAACCCAACAAAGTCACCCTTGTCCATGTTCTCAGCCATGAATACAATAGCTTCCTCAATATAAACATCATACTCTTCAGGAAGTATCTGGATACTTTGCCATTCTGGGTTACGCAATAACGGGATATCGAACCATACACGTTGTCTAGGGTTCACAACATAGTCTGGGTGCTTAGTATATGGGTCAACAATAGGTATATGTTTAGTCCCTTGATTGTCTCTGCTAAACTCTCTACGTACTTCTAACACATATTGCATGAACTCTTTAATTCTAGGTACGCTTAAACAATTAAATGTATTAATGAAGGTTACGTTAGTATTCACAGTACTATTCATAAACTTACTTACATTCGATTTCATTAGTTCAAAGTCTAACCCCTTACGTATATACTCAGCTTGATTGCCCACACTGTCTACACTAACGAACAAACTAAAGTGTTTCAGTGCCATGTTCACATACCAGTGATTACCCGAGCCAGGGTTAAACTTCTCTTTGTCTTCCCATATTTGAATTTCTTCTAGTTTCTGAACTTTATCAATGAACTTATCCATTAATTCTGTTCTTGGGGGACACATATTAGTTGTCACGCTCATCTCTAATGAACTGTTAGGGTTCTCATAGATATAATCTAACACTTTGAAGGTGTTTACATCCATTAATGGTTCGCCACCAGTCACTCTAAACACTTCAAGTTTCTTATACAAGTCTGGCCACCATTGCCAGAAAGCATTAACGTAGGGGTTGTCACTTTGTTTAACTTGTAACGGCATCATATCACGTAGATATTCAATATCATTGTGCTTAGTCTTTAAGCCATTCTTATCTGTAACTGTGTAGGCTCCGTACTTCATAATATCCTGCTCCCACGTTGTACTTAAATGGGGACTACAGTACATACATTTAAAGTTACAGGCTTGATTAAAGTTTACTTCTACATAACGTGGGTCAATATTACCCTTGTCCATTACTTTTAATATATCTTTGCGACTATTCTGTGCCCAGTCTTCCCCCGAACGATATATTCTATCGCTACGGCCACCCACATCTTCAATACGCCAGCAGTATTCACAGCCCTTGGGTCTTTCCCCATTGAGCATCATTGTACGTTCTAGTTTCTTTTGCTCTGTATTATGTAAATTGCTAGGGTTATGCTTGATTGAATCTACATCTATCTTATGCAATGGAGGATGGTAACAACTGTTAGTCATCCCGTTAGTTAAATGTAACGATACTTGCGCCCACTTAGCATAGCACATTGTTTTGCTAATGAACTTTAACTGATGCTCTGCTTTATCGGCGTTTTGATTATAATCACTCATCTTTAAACTTATTGTATATGAAGTCAGCGATTTCTATACTATTACCCTCACCTGGGTGTACGCAATCTCTGGCTTTATTGTCTATTGTAAAGAATTTATCCGACCTTGTATAGTGTGCAGTTAACCCAAAGAAGGATATCTTACTATATTTGGTTCTACCCTCAAACATAGCGTCAGTATAACTTGACCAATAATAGTTCTTAGCTAGTTCGTTACCCGGATCCATGAACGTCATCTCCCAGTGCTTAACTAAGTCAACATCCCCTGACACTTTCTCTTTGCTTCTATCTCCCCCTGTCCAAGGGCCCAAGTCACTATAATTATTAGGACTATAGAATCTAAATCTATCAGTAGTAGACCAATTAATAACGACTCCATAGGGCATTGGAAAGTTCTTTATTAGTGCCGCACAGTTATTAACGATTAATTCATTAGAACCGCTGGGTACTCCTAGATTAACTACATACTTGCCGGTCTTTTGTTGTATATGATGTGCAATTGTCTCATCTTCCGCTAAGCCTACACCGAATGTGCAACTGCATCCTAACAATACAATAGAGTTTTCCCAGTCAATCTCATCCCATTCTTTGGTTCTATACCCACTACTATTAACAATATACTTTACTCTTTTGGTACGATACTTCCAATCAGGGGGCATTACTTTTAAGTTATTTTGTAACTCATTGGGACCATCCATACCCGAATAGCTATTAGACCCATGCGTTAAACTGTTCACGTGCGTGAAGGGATATTGTTTATTCTCTATATACCCGGGGATAGGAATCTGTGAAAACTGTCTAGCAGGCCATTGTACATACTCAAAGTTATACTTGCCATCATCAATATGGTCTCTGCTGATACTAGCCCAATCGGGTATAGGGGTATTTTGATTATTGTTTAGTGATGAACTCATATAGTTTCTTTGCAAATAAGTCATGTCCCTTAGCACTTGGGTGTGCGCAGGATGTTACCCACAAGTTGGGGCTGGCTTTTCCTAGATAATTAAAGAAATATTCTGGATTTTCCTCTTGATTAACAACTAAATCAACAAACGTTTCATAGTTATCAGGGTAGAACATATTGTCCCAAGGCCATAACTCTACTAAACTATCAATATAGGGTTCGTTGACTACTTTTTTAACGTCTATAATCTCTCCTTCCATATTACGCTCATACTTCTTCATCAAGCACTCTTTAAAGTATTCACGGGTATATCGTTTGTCGAATGCTGGGGTAATGATTAGTTTAGCATTCTTGTTTTCACACCATGTCTTTAGTTCTTGTACGTTGCTCAACTGTTCTAATACTTCATGCTTGTCACTAAAGATATGCTCTGCATAACCCTTCCACAATGTATGTCTAGGGCCTTTTGGAATATCTTTATAATGAGGCCAAATACAACGCCAGTGTGCGTGATCCATCCAATTATCATACGCAAAGTCGAAACGCTCTAGTCCACTGGGGGCAAATATAACAATTGTTTCTTTAACCAAGTCCCATTTAACTTCAGGATGAAAGTATAATTCTTTAATAGTTCCTCTGTTACCGTTACCCCGCATGCCCAAGTTAATATGAGCATACTCACCCTTAAAGTATTTGTCGGCTAACACTTCCCCGAACGCATTACTATACTCCATGAATGTAAAGTCTAGTTTATCTTGAAACCCTGGCTCTACGATAGGATACTTTGCTAGTATCTCTTTACGTTGTTCTTTAGTAGGGCGTAGTTCTAATGGAACTCCTAGTCTTTCAAAGTGCCATGTATAGTCTGTGTATAACTCATCGTTCACAGCACCCTGTCCCTGCACAAAGGAACAGCCCATAGTTATAATAACTTTGCCAGTTTCTTCTATTTTCTTGTTAATCTTTGGTATCTGTTGTCTGTACATATTAATCCTTAAAGTAATTACTGATAGTAACCATTGATTTAGGTACTCTCATAATACTATTACGCTTGAGTTTGTCATAATTAAACTCTAATATCTCTTTCATCCCGTTAAACCATTCAAGTCTTTCACTAACGGGTATTGCTTTTATCTTCTTTAGACTATCAATGATAGCGTCTAACCGTTCCCAGCATTCTAGTTCATCGTATGATTCGTCTATATAGGGGTGAAACGTTTTGTATCCTAGCTCTTTTAAATAATGTAGTGAATACTTGTTACCAAAGATAATGAATGGATGCATCCCAGCAATGGGTTTAAAAGACTTCTCACTGATAAAGCAAGTATCTTCCCCAAAGCTGGCTTCGCTGATAACTGATACCCAACTATCTAACATAATATCTTCGTTGAATCGCATCTGATACTTACCAGAGTCTTGGTCTTCAAAGATAGCTAGTTCTTCATCGTTCTTTTCAGTAGTGGGAGGGAGCATGGGTAATAGTTTGCTGATATTATCATAGCTAGACTTGTCCATGATTCTACCCATATAATAAGTATTTTCCCAGGGTAAGTCGTTCATACTATTCAACCCATCATGTAACAAGTTGTTTTCAACTAGTTCTTTGAACATCCATATACGATGCGCTCTAGGACGCTTCTGCAAACAGTTATATACTTTGATATCTTCCAAGTGTTCTGTCTTATATTGTAAATGCTCATGGAATCTGGGCAATGCTGGGATATTATCTATTCTAACTCTGTTAATAGCACTATTAAACACAGCATTCTCAAAATGTGCGTGGCTAATCATGTCTATCTTGTCTGTTACTTGTTTTTCTTCACAGTATATGTTATATTTGCGCCCAATATCCATATCGCCCGTGACATATAACACTTGTTTAGGATTAATCTGATAATGTTCTAGTGATTCATGGAACCAATCAAACACCCAGTCATATTGATAGCCCTCATGTGATTGGTCTAACAATAGAAACGCTTTACCCGAACGTAAATCTCGTAAGTATGTTGGATTCAAGTGTTCAAACACGTTCTTAATATCAAAGTTACATGTGTCTACAAACTTATCTCCCAGGGGACCGCACCAATCGTATGGGCTATGTGTTACACCCGATGGAATAATATACTTGTCGAACTCAAATGGATTGTCGCTTACTTTAACTGTAGAGAAATCTACGTTCATAAACTTATCCTTCACTATATTATAGCGAATCATTGTTGTTACAACAGGGCTAGGGGTAAATCTATAGATACCCGATGGGTTCATGTCCTTACAGTTAGTAAAGTTCTCATAACTCTCTAATCGTTCAAATACAAAATTCATTTTCTACTCCATTGTTCGGGGTCTTGCCCACTAACTTGGCTTCTACGCTCTATTAGTTTCAATACTTCCTCATTGTTTTCCTGCTCTTTGCTGGGACTAAACAATGCTCTGTTTCTATCTGTAGCGGTATTATCTGGCTTTTGTAGATAATATACTGCCATGCTTTGTCTACATTCGTTCTGTGGGAACTTGTTGGGTACTTCTAAGCCGTGCCATGAGTTACCCGTAGTATCAAATATAACTGCTCTATTGAATAAGGGTTCTACTAACTTAACACAGTCTTTGGGCTTGTTATTCTCACTAGACCATAAGCCTAATTCTCCGCCCCATCCACTCTGATAATTCTCATTCAAGTATATAATTAAGTTATATTTACGTTGCAGTTTCAATTTGGGGTGAATAGAATAGTCTAAGTGTACGTTTAACTTGCCCCCGCTAGGATGAATATGCCATCCGCCACCGTGCAATCCATTATCATTATATAAAGGACCTGACCCAGTTAATGTGCTAATCAATAACATAAAGTCTTTACTATTAAGATAGTCAAAGGCTCTATATGTTGTCTCGGGGAAACGGTCCCAGATATTGCACGTTTTCTTGACCTCTATTTCATTAAAGTATTTGCCATTATAAACGTCTGTTTCATAGTCAGCAAAGTCTCTAGCTAACTGTTTAGCAATATCTAATTCAAAGAAGTTATCAATAACTGCGTGGGGGAACGGACTATTGTCCTTAAAGTTATCAAATGATTGTTTTAAATTGTCTATATTAATCAAATCGCTAACCACCTATCGTTACGCAATGTCCATTGAATTACTTCTTCTAATCGTTTCTCAATGGGTTGGGGTGTCCAGCCCATGTCTTTCATCTTAGAACCATCTAGTGCATAACGTAAGTCATGCCCTGGGCGACTGCTATGAAAGTCTTGTAATTCAAAGTTTAAGGGCTTGTCTTGTACGTCTGCTATGAACTTGGCTAATGATAAGTTATCCATTTCAGTAGAGCCTACAATGTTAAACTTCTGACACTTTGCACCCGTTGGGTCGATGGGTAATGAACTAATATTATACTTTAACAAGAACATTAGCGCATCCGCGACATCCTTAGCATGGATATAATGTCTAGAGCCAGCTTTAGTTCGTTCTGGATTACTGTGTACAAATATCTTTTGATTGTCTCTGACACGTTTAATACACATGGGAATATACTTTTCTGGGTGTTGTCTTTCCCCGAATACATTCATGGTGTGAGTAATAATACAAGGTAATTTATATGTATTTTCATACGCTACAACCATTTCTTCTGCGGCTGCTTTACTAGCACTATAAGGGTTTGTACTATTATATCTGTCGTTTTCTTTATATTTGATATCGTCGGGTGCGGGACCAAAGATTTCGTCTGTACTGAAATAGACAAACCGTTCTAAGTTGTCAATCTTTCTAGCATAGTCCATTAAGTTAACTGTGCCCACAACGTTATCCATAACGAATTCCATAGGGTAACTGATACTTCTATCAACGTGACTACCCGCGGCTAAGTGAGCAATGATATCTACTTTGCCAATATGACTAATGATTTGTGGATTTAATTCTGCTTTTAAGTCGTGATGCACAATGCGTACACGCTTTCTAGTCTTTTCAGGGTAACTTACTACAACTTCGTGCAGTCTGTTTAAGTTCCCTGAATAGTCTAGTCTGTCTAATGTAACAATATTCCAATCTGTTTCAGCCAGAATAGTGTCGATAACGTGATGGGCGATAAATCCTGCGCCCCCAGTGATTAATATGGTCTTGCTCATGCATCTATTTAAGATGCTTTGCACGTTTCCCAAAAGTTTTTCATCTCAGGGAATGTCTCTAAGAAGTTTACTTTTCTGCGTCTATCATACTCAGTGAACCAATTATAGAAGTCTCTGCGTCCCTCAATTACTTTTTGTTCATCATAATTAACCGTAGCAAAGTAATCACGTACACGACGGAAACGTTCATACTCTAAGTCGCTGAACTTAGTTCTGTCGTTCTCGTCACGGTTATCATCAATGAACTTTAATATCTCGTCAAAGTAGGGTAAGAACTCATCCTTGGGTAATATCTGCATATCATACTGTAATGGTTCTTTTAAGTATGGGGTATCAAAGCGAACCATTCTAGTATTGTCACCCTTAGGAAATACATCGTCATACTTCTTACGCCATTCTAATACTTTACCCAAGAAGTCTGTAAAGCTAGTAACAGAGAGGATATTGAACGTACACATGAACGCAATAGGGCTTTTAGTTCTAGTAATATATGTGTCAAAGTTCTGTTCCCAAACGTCTAATTTAAGTCCGGTTCTAATATATTCAGCACGTTCATACCATGTGTCCATGCTAGTAAACAATTTAAATCGTTTAACTTTATTATTAGCAAGTAAATCATTGACATTATCAGCTAATCGTTCTACTAATTTAGGCTTTACCCCTAGATTACTATTCAAGTTTAGTTCTAAGTGTGGGCGGGGGTCTTCACGTAATTGGTCGAATAGTTTCCACGTTGTATTGTGCATTAAGGGTTCGCCACCCGTGACACGTAAGATATTCAATGTCTTTGACATTTCTGGCCACCATTTCCACCATGCATCTACATATGGATTACTATCTTCTTCATAGGGCTTGAACCAATCAATATCTAGTCTATGATTCTTCACAGTCTCATAGGGGCCATGCATCTTAATCTCAGTTTGAAAGCTGGTACTACTCATTGGGTGACAGTAACCGCATTTGAAATTACATTCATTACTAAATGCAATCTCAATATACTCTGGGTTAATGTTTGTATTCCATGTACTGTTCTTAATCTGTTCAAATCGTTCTGGGGTATATATTGACTGGTTGCGGATATGTCTATCTGACACGTGAGTATCGGATAGTGCTTCTACGTTCCAGCAATATTGACAGCCCTCAGGCTTCTCACCCACTAGCATTTGCGCCCGTTCCTCTTTTTTGTGACGGGTATTATGTAATGCTGAAGGGTCTTTAACTATTTCCTCTAGTTCAATATCATGCGGGCGTGGGTGATAGCAACTATGTGTCTGCCCCGTATGCAAGTAAATGCTTGTGTGATGCCATTTAGCCAAACAAAATGTTGGGCTAATCTCATTCATAATAGGAATGATTTTCTTAATTCTATCTGTTTCTGAATCCATTACCAACCTTCAATTTGTCTAATTACTTCCATCTCTGTTACCAGAGGACCTTTATTTCTAAAGTCTGTTTTATAATGTCTTTTAAAGAACTTGCTCTGCTCACTATTCATATTAAGCATGGGTAAGTCCAGTTTATTTGATAACTCGTTACCAATATGTTGACCACTAGCTATAGGGTTATTGTCTTTAACCATGTCCCATAGTGTTTTAATATTCTCAAACCATTGAACGTTTCTAGGGTCCCAGTCTTCTAGCATAGTCATCCAGGTGCCGTATCTTGCGCCGTATATTGCCCAGTCGCCATTCTCTACGTCTGTTCCTACATTGTGCCATATAGTTAAGTTGTCTAAGTTTCTGCTAGATACACGCTCTTTAAACTCACTGATAGAGGGCTTCATACCTCTATCTAAACTCATCTTTACACCCTCTCTGAATCCAGCACGCCATGCTTGAAATGGGGTATAATTAGGGTACGTAGTTGAGTAGCAATCGTGCATACTCCAATAGATATTGTCTGTACTATCTAAGCAAAAGTCTACAGTAGTTGTATTGTCCCCGTCACTATGTTCGTGGGTTTTCATATTAGCAACATATTCTTTTGTCCAAGAACTTATTCCACCGTTGCCGTACATTAATCCATTGATTGAATTCTTTGCTCTCCAGCGATATTGTGCTTTATGATAGACTTCGCTCTTACCCGTATAGTCTAACTGAAGATTAAAGAAATCTTCGTTAGGCATATTGTCCCCGTCGATTAGAATAAATCGTTCAGTATCAGAGGCTTCCCCGGCTGCCTTATGAGCCGCATCAGAGCCCTTAACACCGTCGACACGTCTGGCCCAGGGTACCATGTTCTTAATCTTGACCCAAAATTCTTCTTTCTGTGGTTCATCATAGCTCAAGTATATCACATCTAAGTCGGCTATGTCAATAATTTCAGAGGTCATGTGTTACTAAATCCCATGTATTTGTTTTACCAGAATAATTACTATTAACTACAATATTGATATCTTCTATTGCGGTAGTTGTCCCTTTATCAGATAATTCAAGTCTGGTAACGTATGTACCTGTCTTATCTCTAACGATTTCCCCGTTCATTATCTTCAAGTCCGGTCTGCATTCTACATACGTTTCTCTGTCGATAACAATATACTTGCCCTCAAGTTTCTCACAAGTATAGCAAATAACATTGCCCTGGTCATCGTAATATAGTCTGAACTCAGGGGGCTGGGGCTGTTGTATCTCTATATAGAAGAATTCTTCATTAATAGTATCCATCTAGTACCTTTACAAAGTCTTTAACATGATAGTGAAATGGATACTTTTGAGGGAACCCGTTCACTCTGATTGTATCAGAAACTAACTCAGTAATCAACTCTTTTGTCCAATCATCGGACATTAAATTGTTGACAAACCGTTTCATATGTACCATACTCATATCAGTGAACGTGGGCAGTGTAGTCAATTCTACCCCGATAATATGACAAGCAATACTATATACAAAGTCAGTAGTAGCTGGCTCATCCGTTTCACACTTTAAGATTTTCTTATAGTCTTCCCAGTTTTGAAAGATATTATCTACTGTGTTAAAGAAATCTTCGGCTAACTCACTCTTTTTAAAGTATGTGATAGCGTTATATACGTCCGGGAGATTGTTATCGTCAATGAACTTTCTATATACTCTACAGTCAGATAGTTCACCCTTAAAGTCTCTGATATGAGAACTTACGACCAAGTCACGGTCTTTGAGTATATCCCACCAATAACTAATATCACTAGTAATAACCATGTCACTTTCTAGTTTGATTGTATAGTCATAGGGTGACTTATTGTATACCTCTACGTCTGTACTGAAACTGGGTAGTCCCTCAGTGATAATAGTCACTTGACTATCGGGCATATAATGTAAAATACTGTCACGTAGTTTCTCAGCACACTTAACATAGTCTGTTGTGTCCGAGTTTTGTGCCATGATTACAAACCCTCTATTCATATTAATTCCATATAATTCTTCTTGTTTAGCATGTGGAAGTCCATGTCTTTTATAGTTAGATATTCTTTCTTTATCTTCCCACGCATCCAATTGTCATAGATTACAGTATATTGTGTATTGAATTCATCATTACTATCTCTGTAAACTGTTGTATTCTGCCCAATATGAACTAGGTTCCAGGGTAGATAGTCACTATGTTGTTCTAAGTGACCGTTCACTATTCTGTTAGCTATCGTCAATGAATAGTCGTTACGATATAACCCGCCCACGAATCCATAGATATTAGCATAGTGATTATAATTCTGTTGAATCATGCCCATGCATTCAAATAACTGTTTACTACGTGATGACTTGTTAAAGCGCATAACTGTAGCCCATAGTGTAGGAAATGACTTGGAACTAATCATTTCTTGCTCTCTACCGTTAGGAAACATTAGAAAGCTAGTTGTTTTAGGACACACAAAGTCATCGCCCATTATAAACGTACTGGACAACAAGTTACTGTTAACCATGTAGTCGGTATCAATCACTAGAGTTTCATCGTAGGGTGTTAATTCATACGCACGATATCTACCCTTGTTGATCCAAACGTTCTTTTCTTTGATGTTAGATGTGTCGGCTTCTTGTATATAAACGTTGTCGAACTTATACTGATAACTGTCTACATCCGTGTTCATATCCGTAACTACTGATACGGGTAAGTCTAAGAAATGATTGATTCGTTTCGCTGTTGCTACAGCCATTTTAAAGTAGTCTGTACTTGGACTATTGAAAGCGAATAATAATGCGCCCTTCTTCATCTTTTGTTCTCTAGTTCCTTGTACTCACTAAACCATAATTGCATTGTGTCATTGTATGTTTTGTACAATACATCATGTAGTTTGATTCGATTCACCATGACTGGGTTCTCGAACGTGTCTATTAAGATTATAATTTCGTCAGTACTAGATGCTAAGAACCCGATTAGTTCTGGGGTAACTTTCCACAAGCCACCTTGTTCGGCTACAGATAGTTTAGCCAAATATTTGTCTTTGAGATATTGTTTTGCTGAGTTGTGGCTAAAACGTGCTTTAGCCTCTTTGATAAGGTTTTCGGTATCCATAAACACTCCTGAGAGTATTTAGATGGATACCGAGCTGCCCGATTAAATTATGCGCCAGTAACTGAACCAGATACTGTGATAGAACCCCAAGTATTTGAGATGTAAGTTGATGCAGGTGGTCTAACTGTTAATGTAACAGTAGTGTTAGCCGCGATAGCTAAGTTGTCTGGAACTTCGTCTAATAATGTAGTGAATGTTAGTACAGAACCTGTATCACCATTGCCACCAACAGAACCGTTACTGCGTACTTTAACGTTCAAGTATGTAGCCAAATACTTAGCCAATCCGCTAGCGGCTACTTGGTTAAAGATATCTTGGTTAACTGATGTTAGAGCATAGTAACCCACGTTAGTACCGCGAGTCCAGTTAGTACCTTCAGTACCTAAACCACCTGTCTTTGTGACACCGTTGAACTGAGTGCCAGCAATGTTAACTGTACCGGAACTTGGTGCAGAGAAGTATACAGTACCGCATGATGAGCATAGTGTATTAATCAAATCATTGATACCACCTAAGCCAGATGGGTGACTAAATGTTAATGCGATTTGACCGCCTGCGTTAAAGAAATAACGTGCGGCGTCACCACTTGCGAACGTAACAGTATGTGTGAAACTTAGATATTGTGTCCAGTTTGCAGTACCGTTAGTAGTTGTAGTTACAGATGTTGAACCTTGTGCTGCTGCATTGTTTCTACCGTTATAGATGTTAGTCAAGTTAGTAGGTAGTGCTGACAAATACATGATTGGCTGACCAGTAGATGGTGCAGTAATACTAGTTACAGCAGTACCTTGATGGCTCGCACAGTTAGCAGTAGTGTTGACTAAGTTAGCCCATTCACTTGCTCTAACGGGAGCGTCTTGTACAACTTGTCCTAAAGCAGTTTGACCATAGCCTTTGTTACTATTACCAGTAGACCAAACGGTGTTTAACACACCAGAAGTTGAACTGGTACTAGTACCGACTAATGTATTATAGTCGGATGCTAAGATTGATTGATTGGCTGCGTAAGTCATTGTCTATCCTTACTTAGTGATTGATACCACTGCAAGAACAGTACCTGTAGTTACATCTGTTTTATCTTCTAATGCTCGTCCGATAACGTTGAACGCTGTCATCTCTGCTTTAGTAGCGGCTCTAGCATAGCCCTTGCCCGCTGAAACTAAACGTTGACCCTTCTTAACTTTACCGATAACTTTAACTGGGACACGACCTGACACAGCGATTGCTGGGTGAGTTTTGTCTGAACCTGCTTGACCGTTCATAGTGAAAGCCGCTGTTGTAGAAACAACACCGAATACTTCTTCACTTAAGTCGTCTTGCACTTGTGTGATTTCTTTGTCGCCGCCGATTTCAACAACTGTGCCGGTATCATAGATATCGTCAGCTTCGAAACGTTCTGCTAAGTCAGCGTATGTTGCGTTGATACGAGCACCAGTATCTAATGTCCATGTACCAGAGATTAATCCGCCACCAGCTAGATAGTTAGTTGTAACTTTAGTTGGACTGATGTTACCAGTATATGTTGGAAGATAAGCCGCTACGTTAGCGTTTGTGTATGTTCCGGATGGGTTGAACGGAGCACCGTTTGCGTACATATAGTTGTCGCACTTAACGCCGTTGATACTGTTATGACCAAATTGAATGTTACCTGAACTGATTGATAGTGCGTTACCACCGCTTAAGTTGTTACCAACTACTGTCCACTCACCAGTCAATGTACCCGCTGTAGTTGGGGCACCTGTGCTGATAGTTGTAGTATTCAATGATGTGATTGTACCAGAAGTGATAGTACCTGAAAGTGCTGTCAATTCTTCTGAAACTGTTGCTAAACGTACAGTGATTGTGTCACCGATAATACCGTGAGCAACTGTTAAACTGTCGCCAGAAATAGCGCCTGTAGCAGTGATATTTCCTAGTGTTGTGTCGCCACCAGCGTTTGTACTAGCTAATGTCAACCAAGCTGAGGGGCTTGTTGTACCGTCACTTGGGCAAACGTTTAGAGTACCCTGTGTAGTGTTGTACCAAAGCTGTCCCTTTAGTGGGTTATTTGGGGGTGTTGCACCCGCATAACTCTCTAGTTGACGCACAAAGTTAGTGTTTAGTGCTTGTCCGTAACCCGCATAGTTTCTACCAGGAAGACCTAATGAAGTGCTGGTTGTATTAAGTGTACCATCTTGGATGGTTGTCAATGTTGTTCCATCGCTTCTTATAATTGTGTATGCCATTTAAATGCTCCGCAAATTTCTATTCTAGTATTTATCTTAAACCGTGACTAAGTTAGTTAGCGACTGTATTCTAATCGTGTAATCAATCTGAATCTGACGGTTCAATGCCTTCTGCACTGGGTGGAAAATCACATGGGTAAGCAGTTTTGTCTGCTGGAAACCCGCTGAGTCAATCCCATAGTCTGCAATTAGACCTATCTCGTCAAAAACGAACTGAGATTGGTTGTTTGTGCTATTATCGAATGCCATTTGACCGTCGGGTTCACCGTAGTCTAACAAGCACTGGATAATAATATCCGTGTACACTTTACCCGCTGTATGGCTAGGAACCATCTTGTTACGTGATGGGTCTGAGTTCAATACGTTTGTATCATCTACGTTCTTAGCATATGTCTCGTTGTACAATGTAGCGTTTTGCCCCGATGTGTTTGGGGGCAAATAAGTGATAATACCAGTGTCGTCAATACTTGCGCCGCCGTTTCCGAAAGCCATTTTGAAAATAGAACCGTATCCGCGACTGCTGAGGGTATCAGCAATAGCTACAGAGATGTTTTCATAGTGGATAGCGTTGTGTCCGTCGTAAAAGACTTCTTGGTTGATAGGATCAAAGACTTTCAAAAAGCCTGTGATTGAAATTGGAATGGATGCGTGTGACATTAATTATCGCCTCGTAATTGTACTAAGATTTCCTGTGTATTGGGGTCGTGTATCTTTATAAAAGAACTGAACACGAACCCAGACGTTTCATCTGGTTTGGGTCCGTATTCCTCGACATTTGCTTCAATATCTTCGGGTTTTTCGTTCATAGTTTATTTATCTCTCAATAATTTCCAGTATTTAAGAACTTGCCCGGAGCGTTTGTACTCAACTGTAGTGGATCTCCGTATGGTAAGAAGTTAGTGCTGTTCCAGACACTTGTGTAGTAGTCTGGGTTCAACATTACTTTGTCATTTAGTCCGTGTACATAATCATACTGATTGTGGACTTTGACGATACCAGTCATGTTCACACCACGAGTCAATCCAGAGATTGTGTTCGTTGCGTGGTCAATGTTACGGAATCTAATCTTCTCCCCGTTAACTTCAATCATATGTCCAATTTGTAACGTGACAACTAGTTCATCATTCAATGACACACCTGTTGTGAATACAACGTGTGGTCTAGAATCGATATTTCTAATCACATATTGTTTTCTGTCTAGTGTAGTCAATGTTGACTTGTTGTACACAACAGCGCCGGACAAATCTTCAATCTTGTAAGTTAATGCTGCTACTAACTTATTGTCGTTTGAAGTCACGTACACATCCTCAACTACGTTAGAGACTATTTTTCTACTATCGTTAACGTGCATTACATCTTGGTAAGTGTAGAACGGTTCTGTTAACCACACATCTTCCTTGATTCTGTACACTGAACCCATACCGTTCTTATCAACAGAGAGATTGAATTCCATCATACCGGGCGTAGCTTCTGAAACCATGCTTGTAATGATGATGTTATCTGTTGGAGTAAGTTTGGTCATAATGTTCAACTTGTTAGCTCCATGGAAGCGTAAGTTACTTGGGTCAACACGCTGACCGTTGATTGTTACCCATGTTCTATCTCCCGCAGTATATTCAATTGCGTTATTGATAACTTCAACAGTCTCAGAGTCTTTCCAGATATAACCACCGCTTACATAAGTAGATACTGCGCCACCTTCTACTGGTAGAGCGAACACTGGGTTACCACCGAAGATTTCAAAATCCCTATATAGTTCGATTGGGTAGTATGTTTTACCTTCCCAAACATATGAGTCCAGAACCTTAACGTAGTAAACGTCATTATTCAATTGTGTAGAGCCCTTCAACCCATCGATATGAACTTGGTCAGTATCGACTAATCCATGGTCTTCACTAGCAACAATCATTACTGGAGTAACTGCTCTGTCAACAAAGTGAATTGGAGCAACACGTAATCCATCAGTAGTGATAGTCTTTAAGTTTTGACGCTTAGTATCATAGAACGTAGTAATTGCAACTAAGTCACCTTCGGACAAACTAGCAACAACCGTTAACAGATTGTTTTCTGTATCAATTGTGTAGTCTGCTGAGTTACAACGATACCCATTGATTTCAACGATTGCATTGTCTGCGTTGTCACCGCCGGTGTAGTTACTTAATGCAAATTCAGTAGAATCAACATATGCAAACACTTCTGTTTCGGGAATACTGTAGCTATACAATAACTCGTTATATTCAGGAACAACGGTGTCACTTAAAATTACTAATGAGAAGTAATCAACAGAATCATCATATAATGTTTCAAAGTTAATATATGTGTTACCGTCAATAACGTGTAATGAGAAGTCAGTACCATATACCAACTTAGTACCATTGTGATAGATTAACGGATCAATGTTGATATTATTAACCGAGAACAATGCTACTGATGGTGTGAATGAGTATGGTAGAACAAACATGCTATTACCAAATTCATTTACACGCAATGGTGTAGTTTGTGAGTTAGTTCTAACAATTTGTCTGCCGTTGCCAACTTCATACACTTCAACTAAGATTTGTGCGTCAGTCGGGTTATTGAATGTTATTGTCTTTGTAACCCAATTGATTGTGTATGTATAATTTTCATAGACACGTACATAACGTTCGTTTGAATCTAGTACAAATACGTTGATTTGTGCAGGATTCTCAACTATGTTATCAAATGAGATTTGATTGTATACGTCTAATACACCTCTAGTAGTTTGCATATTGAACCCGGTGTAACCATACTTGAAGTCTTGTGTGATTTCATCGTTGTCCCAGAATGTTCCAGGCTTAGTACGAACTCTCATACTCAATGAATCATTGATGATACCGGCAACTAATTCTTCCGGACCATATCCAGAAACGAAATCGTCACCCTTAATATCATATGATGGGGCCTTAGTTGTAATGTATGATACATTCTCCCATGTTGAACCCTGTGTGTTACTACGGATAATGATACCATGACTACCAGCAGCGATAAAGTATTCACCGTCAAATGTGATAGTATTCAAATCGTGTGTTACGTTTGAAGTAGCAACATCCCAATAGATACCTGTAGTTGATGTCAACACTAGACCATTGTTACCTACTAATACGAATGTACCATCAGCATAGTATGCGTCATTGATTGTATCTGTAGGAGATGCATCATTGACTGTACCAACCGTCCATAATGCTGGATCAAGCATGTCAGTAGTAGTCTTGTTATGAGCATACATGATTGTTGCGTTTGAACCAGCGATAACAATCGTGTTTTGTGATGCAGTAATTGCATTCAACTGTTCGTTAGTACCACGAGGTGTTACTGGATTCCATGTATTTCCATCCATAGACAACAATACTCTACCAACTTGGTCAAGTTGTGGCATGGCTGTACCTGCGCCGCTAGTAACACTAATACCATATCCTACAGCGATGAACCCAGCGAAATAGTCAGAATCAATCGCTAATACACTCTTAAGTTCGTTAGGTAACGAGCTACCAAAGTTGTAGATTGATTCCCAAACTAAACCATCACGACTTCTAATAATCTCAGTACCAACTGCATAGAACGTTTCATTAACATAAATGATATCGTTCATTGGCTTAGTTGGTGCTTTTAATCCTGTACTGTCGAATCCAGAATCACCGAAGATAACAACGTCATATGGAGTAAACTCACCAATTGTTTGCCAGTTAGTTAAGTCAAAACTCAACATCACAGGTGAAACAGACGTTGTTGTAGTAATCAAGTATGATGGTGCATTTGTTGTTGCAATGCCAGTCGCATTCAATACCTTGTTAGATAATTTGAATGTGTCCCAATTGATACCGTCAGTACTTGTCATTACAAGTGAGTGGTCTTTACTGTTTGCAGAAGCAACATAGTATGCACCATCATATGTGATACCAGTGATAGAGATATCTCTAGGATAGAATGGTTGATCCTGCAAGATGATATCTAATGGAAGTTCATCTGACGGAGCGAATACATTACCTCTATAGATATTGTATGGATATGTTACACCTTGTAACACTTGTAGCCAGTTGCCAGGCATTGTGCTAGTAGGTTTATAGTAACTGATAACTCTATCGATAGCGTTCAGTGAACGGTCGTCACTTGAGACAGGAGTCCACTTGTTTGGATCAAATATATAGTCACTGTTACTTTGGATACAACGATATACAACGTCTTGGTAAACAACTGTAGCAGTAACAACATACTTGTAACCCGCACTAGTTGTGAATGGTTCAGGAACGAAGATTGAGTCACCTGGCACAAAGTTAAACTTGTTAATTAAGACAGGAATCTTAAACGCTGAATCAGCATAGACTTTGATTTGGTCTTGTGACACTGGGTTTGCGTAATACATTGTAAACTCACCCTTAGCAACACCAGAAATATCATATATACTGATGCCTTTGAATGCAGTAGTATACACAATATCCAAATAGAAATCATTAACGCCATCTCTGCCGCCCAACTCAGTACCAAATACTTTAATTCTATCTCCGTCACTATACTTGAAGCCAGCTTCTTCCATAATGATATAGTAACTATTAGAAATAGCTGTAGGATCGAAACGAGGTCTATAAATCTTAAACTTGGCACCGCCCAATGTGTTCATCTTAGTTTCGTTCACACTTTGAACTGAACTAACTGTATAAACACGATATGTTACACCAGTATTAACAACTGTACCATCATCAGAAATGATATAAGTGTCAGGTAGAACACCTACACCATACACTCTATCACCGTTCTCTGGATAACTATTACCCGGGAACACTTCAACATACAATTGGTCATCTTCAATATATGCTTTATCAAATGTCGTACCAGTATCATCATATTGGTACGCAGGGAAAGTCTTGTAGAAGTACATCTTCAAGCCTTTAATCTGCCCTGGTTGTAATCCGTTACTATGACTGTAATCAACTGTTACAACCGCAGTACCATCAGTACCGTCTACACCAGTGATATCAACGACAGAACCTTGCCAACTAGTTTGTGCAATAGATGCTTCTGGATCATACAATCCAGTGTCAGATGATGCATCGTTACCTAACGAGTTGAATGGTGATGGCCAGAACATACCTGGTTGCCATTCTTGAACTGTACTACCATAACTAGTACGGTCATACTTCATCACAGTTTTAATTTCACGTGTGAATGCATTCTTAATGATAGGGCTTGCTTTAGCTGCAATTTCTAACGCATATTCCATTTCAGTAATTGGCTCAAGTGCTTCTGCAACTGCATCACCTTTATAATACAATTCAACACGATGGTCACCTGACTTAGCTGTTACATAACTTGTGTGAAGTGAAATCAACGAATTGATTCCATCATCAAACTTAGAAGCAACATTTACATAGTAGAATGATTCCGGTGTTAGGCCTATCAATTCTTGAGTCAACTCATCTGCATCTTCAGATAAAATAACGAAACGAACCAAATCACCTGTCACAAATTCTTGAGTAGGGATAACAATAGTATTGTCACCGAAGTTCATCATTGATTCATTGAATCCAGCAGAGATAGATGGAGCGATATAGATTTCTGGAACCGCTACATATCCCTCACCTGGATCATTAACTGTTACACCAATCACTTTATCACCTGACATGATAGCAGTTAATACTGCATCACGTTTTGGTGCAATGTATTTTGTAGTATCAATACGTGCTTCAATTTTAGGAGGGTCAATATAGTCACGTCCAGAGTCGGTGATAATTACCCCAGGAAGATCCATAGAAATCTTAACCCCAGGGAAGTGTACACTAACCGTAGTACCTTCTACTCCTCGGTTTAAGTTGTATAATCTACCCTTGACACGGTCTACCTTAGAGTAAGTAATCAATTCATTGTCAATCTTTATTGTACCTTGGACTGGTAATCCGTATGCGTTATCAACATAGATTTGATTATCAGCAACAGTAACATACTTTGCAACTAATGCAACTTGTGCTTCCTTCTCACCAGTCAAAGTCATACCAATATGCTGAATCCAGTTATTATACTCTTGGTGATTCCAAATCGTATTAGATGAATTATATTGATTTGTTTTTTCTGCACCATAAGTCAATTGAGGTGATGCAAATGTCAACAACTCACTAGTGTACAATGAAGGTAAGTCAAAGTCAGTTATACCACTGTTGTATGTTTCAGTACCTGCATATTGTAAGTAGAAATCTTTGATAACAGCATGGTATGGTTTGACTTCATTGATATAACCGTACAACATATCTGTATCATCTTTCTGATACTTTGGAGTAGTAATCAAATCACGTACTTTGTTACCAACATCAATGAATGATGTTTTGTTCAACCATGGTAGATATTGATTTGAACCAATGTTTTCACTTTGGATATATTCAAAAACTAATATCAAACATTCATTGCGATACTTGAACATTTCACCAACAAAAAGTTGCTCGTTGATAGCACGAATGATGTGACGAGTTTCTGCTGAAGGATATGTGTCAAAGTTATCAACGTCAAAGAAACTACTTCCTAAACCGATGCCACTTGTGCCATAGTCCCATAGTTTATTACTAAATTGAATAGTACCGTTCTCTAAACCAACACGAGTCCATGTCGAATTAATGTAAGCATATGTTTCATAACGACCACTAGAGTTTGATTGCACACCTGCTATCATACCTTCAACAGCATCAAGTGTATATAACTCTTGATACTTATTGACTTCAATGATTGGTCTAGTGCTATCACTATAGCCGTCAGCCCACCAGTTTACGTAATTCCAGAATGCAGTAGTGTCATAATTTGAACCAGAAGCCATTAAGAATGACGCTTCTTTGAATTCATACACAGGGTATTGAATCAAGATTTCGTTAACACGTGACAAGTATACAAACAATGCTTGCAATCTGTTTGCAAACAAACTTTGATTTGGATTGTTTGAGATACCTACCTTCATCATCTTTGGTAAGTATGGGTTAGGTACTAATGCACCTCTTGCATCTAGACCGGCAAAGCTGTCTAACAACTTTAAGTACAATCCTGTAGGTTCGCTCAAGCGATTATATGCTACTGGGAATCCAGGCAAGAAATCGTCAGGTGATCCGTCACGAATCAATTCAAACTTAGAATGTGATGGGTTATCTAAATCGCTACTACTGAATCCCACAAACAAACTAGAATCAAATGACAATGCATCTGATACGTTATGCAAACCAAACACACTTGATGAGTATGGTGCAAAGTAACTGATACCTGATTGCTGTGGATTTGAAATATAACTTTCAATTACTGAATCGCTTAGTGTTTTTCCAGATTCAACAAATACTGTGTTAGTATTTCTAACCCAGAAGTAGTATTTTGAAACTAGTGTGTCAGAAGAATCAACGCCAACTGCGGTTGCATAGCTTTCTAAATCGTAAGGCACGCCAGGACCAGCATAGAATGATGGTGTAACAAAACTCTCTACCCAAGTATAAACTGTTACAGCACTACCTGGGAATACTTTACCCCAATACTTGCTATTGTACACAACATCATTTTGATGATAGTTTACAAATCGAGTATTTGAAGGATCAAACCAAATTGATCCAACTTGTTCTTTACCCCAAACAATGTTACCAACATAAACTGCCGGGTTGTTGTACCCTGCTGGGTCAGCATAACTGATGAAGTCAATGTTCTCACGTACTGCACCTAGTAACTTACCTTGAATTGGATCAATATAGTCCAATGGTGCAATGATTTCATTTGTATGTGTGTTGTACAATTGAACTTTTTGAACCTTGTTGATATCAACAATTGGGTTAGATTTTCTAAATGTTTGCCAGTTAGAAACACCACTGTTATTCTCAAACAATGTAACTCTGCCACCAACTTCTGATGGTTTAAACTTAGGTGAACCTACAATAATCTTATTATGTCTAAAGAACAATGATAGACCAAACTGAGGTTCGACGCCATAGTCTTCTGAGTCGTCAACTAGTATCTGTGAGTACATGAATGTACCTGCATTAGTCAACGATTCGTTATATTCTGCGATATAGTCATACAAGTAAACTGCACCAGCGTTTCTATTGCTATCAATGAATTGTGTAAAGTTGTTATCAAATACAGTATCATTGTGATTCAATTCATCGTCAGTAAAGTCGATAGTTGTGCCTACATAGCGTGAGCCTTTTGGTGCGCTAATCAACACTGAACCTTGTTCACTGAATTTAACCGCTTGACCAAAATTAGAACCTTTGTCGCCGTGAGGATTGATAAACGTATCGACTTTAGTATATTCGCTGATACCCAAGTAATACAATACGCTACCATTGAATACGCTCAATGTTAATTTGTCGTTAGCTGGGCCTAAAGTAGAATCGATTAAACGAATCTGAAGTTTGTCTGAGTTTCTATCTTCTTCAAATCCTGCCATTGGTACAGCGATAGCTTCTACGTTATCGATGCTTGTGGCATTGATTGCATCAGCAATATCTTGTGCAGTGCCTGCTGGGATACTTACACGGAATCCATTGATTAAGATATCAACTGCTTGATACAAGTACATCTGAACTGATTGTAAGCCGTTGATTACACCGTATTTTTTACCCTCGTTAATGAAACGTGATGCTGTACCTTCTGCATTTGATGCAGGGTCAACATACCGTGGCGCACCAATGATTAAGTCAGAACCAAATACATTACAGTCTAAGCCCATACTGAATCGTGCACCAGGTACGATACCGCTTGGGTCATCATATACGTTTAAGATTTGTTTCTCAACAACACGGGCAGTATCTACCGTAATCTTATCGCCGGCATATACTGATATACCAATCAAGATTGTTGTTTCGCCTACTGTAGGATCATCTTCATTAGGGAACGAAAAGATGCGTACATAATCATCAGGTAATCTTTCACCGTTCACTGAAATCACAGCAGACCCAGGAGCATACCCATAGATGTTTGATGTTGGCCAAGGCAACTTAAATGCTGCGATTGAGTACGGCGGCGAATCAAGTTGAACTTCAAAGTTTTCAACTAAACGTTCAAATACAAACGCCATACCCGTATCTTGTTGTTCATAGCTTGCATCAAAGTAAGGTGCACCGATGAAAATCATCTTACCAGTGTAATCAGTAGCAAGGCTTTGTGCGAAACCGTCGGATGGGTCAGTACCAGCAGTAAACGCACCTACATATGTATAATTGATTGAAGAAGTATATACTTCTGTCAATGCTTCAATATCTAATAAGATAGGGGAATCGACAAAGAAGATTGTTGAGTTTGTTCCACTGATATATTTACTTGTTACTATTGCGTATGTTGGTGAATAAGGATCGTTAGCAAATGTCACATCTTCACCTACAGGTAAATCAACAACTTTGTTACCAAATACAGTGAACGATGTTGATCCTGATAAGATTTTATCTTTAACTTGAATTGCAGTAGAGTCAATAAACTTGTTGACGTTCTTTTGGAACGCTACAACGCCACCATATGATGATGCACTAGCATACAAGTAATTTGTATCACCGGATGCAGTCATCACTTCACCGATGCCGCCACCAGTGACCCATAAGTATTGTTGATATACTGCACGTTGAATCTTGTCAGTAGAAACTAGTTTGTATATCCAAATGAAACTGTTAGTACCTAGTGGGTCAGGTTGTGATATGAACAACATATCACCTTGAACTACAATATTAGTACCAAATGTGTTAGGAGTTGTTTTGCTAAACAATGGGGCCAATGTTTCTTGCGGAGAGGTAGCACCAGTGTCAGAATTATATGTAACTCTATGTACACGTTGTTTTCCCGCATCAGCAATAAAATATCCTAACTTAGGATGGTATGCTACTGAGTTACCAAATGTAGTTGTAGACCCGTATGAAGGAATATTAACACCACTGTAGTTGATAGACTTTCTATAAACTTCCCAGTTACCATCTGCACCGGTATCAACCCACACAGTGTTCTTTCTAAACTCATTGTCTAACAATGGTAGATTTTTAATGTCACTTGGTGTACTGATGCGATGTGACAATAAACCAATCGGCATACCAAAGCCACTGATATTTGTAGTAGATGGGTCAAGATTTAATACAATGATGATAGTAGTCAATGAAGGTACGTTGATAACTCTGTAGAATCCATCAACTCTGCTATCAAAATGTGCAATACCAATCATATCATCAACAGAAACACCATGTACATTTGAGTATTGAACTGTTACAGTACCATCAAGGTTATTGATTACGTTGATAACATGTGTCGCCGATGAACCACTTACCGATGTAATAGGAGTATATACTCCCCAATCATTTTGGTAATCAGCGATCCAAACATAATCATTCTTATACAAATCATCAATTGCAACATTGTTTAAACCGGCAAAGTTGTAGGCTGCAAAACGAACATCATCAAACATGATGTATCCAGCAGACTTTAACACTTCATCATCTGGGTTAGTTGTTGGAATAGTTGCTAGTATGTCAGGAGTATTAACTACTCTTCCATAGTTAGCAAGTGAATGTATTAATACTTCTTGTTGAACGCCAGGAGTATCAACACCGTCAGACAACCCAACTACAACTGGGTTGCCGTTGAGTAAATTCTTATCTAATGCAATTTCAACAAAGTTCTGATTAGATACTCCGCCAAATTCACCGCTCTTGATAGCCCAGTTTTCATAGATAGTATAGTCTACATCACCTTGAACCAATGATGCACCTTGTAATGCACCCATTGCACCAGTTGTACCCTTTGATTTAATGATGTTCTTGAAAACATTGAACTGTGACAAGTCTGGAATGTTTGCTTGTGACAAGTAATCTCTAGGACGATAACCAACAAGAGAGAATCCTAACAAATCAGCATCATTGTTTAAGTTACTACGATTGCTATCATAGTACAATGTACTTTCATACGCACGATTGCTTGCGTTAGGTAACATTCCCTTTGGAATCTTTTCGTAATCTGTTTTGATCCAGTCTTGTTTACTAAAATCAATACCTGGCTTAATCATACTGTTGGCGACCCAGTAGCTATTCTTGTTATAAACAATTTCACCCTTAGTGTACTTTTGATTAGGTACCCAAGCAGTTATATTATCTTGGTTAAGAATAAATCCACCGGTATCAAAAGAACCATCCCAATCAGATGTTCTTAATCCTCGAACAAACATACGTTGTTGTCGTAATCCAGTTGTTAAGTTGAAGATAGTATCATTAAACACTGTAGTGTTATCGAAGATAACTACATGTTCCATGTTGCTTAAGTTCGCAACAAAGAAACTAAGAGTATCTTCCTCATTCATCGGAATGAGTCTAAATTCATTTCTATTTCTATAGACACCCAAATCTTTCATTTGGATTGGAATTAAGTTTTGATCCAATGCATAGTTTTCATAATTTTTTGCAAGTGATTGCACTACTGCATTTTTTCTATTAACTTTTAATTGCTTAGCCGCTGGGTTAACGTTGATTGTGCTACCAACTTCCCAACCACTTTGAATCCAGTATAACAATTCAGCAACCATTTGCTTCCAGTCAACTAGTAAGTTGTTCTCAACTAAGTCGAAGACCATACCACTATTTGTCAAGAATCTACCATAGTTGATTAAGAATTCACACAATGCTTGCGGTGTTGAAAACTCGTGTCCATACGGATAATAAGTTATTGCGTCGGTGTATTCTTTGGTAATTTTTACAGAAATGTTGTTGACTGTTACTGTCTCGTAGTTACCATTAAACTTAGGTGTGAATGCCTTGAAGTATGCCTTATTTTGGCTATTACCGAAGACATTGAATCCATTCTTAGATTTTTGAACAATGATACTTGAATAAGTGATAGTATCAAATGGTTGGTTGTTGTATAGTAGTACACTATAACTTTCTTCCGGAATCAACAGTGATGAATTAGAACTATTTGGACTTGATTTCTCAACATAGAACTTCAACATTGATTTGTCAGTAAATCCACCAACACGATATGTCAATGAAACTTTAATATTTTTAATGAAGTCAGCTATGATAGCACTTCCATTTACTCCAAACTGTTGTAGGTAGTCAACTACCCAAGCGGCGTAACCATGTTGTGCGGTGCTATCAATTTCTGCACGTGTGCCACCACGACCTTGACCATAGATTGTCAAATTGCTAGGAGCGGCACGTAATCTATTAAAAATTAAGAATTGGTCAAACTCAGAGTTATATCGATATGCGTCTAAGTCAATACCTTGTGTAAAGAATGCTGGTGGTTTCGTTAATGCATATAGACGCATTAAATCAAACGGCCAAGTAGAACTCTTTTGATAACTGAACTCAGCAGGGCTCATGTCACCTACTTTCCAATCACGGTTGATTGAACCGATGTCTGAGAAACCTACAATACTTTTCATAGGTGATACTAAATTACCATATGTATCCACTGGCAACACATCTTTCAATCCAGGGCGTTGGAAATATTCTTCAATGTAAGGGTTACCGTCATTCCAGTCTAGCCCCTTTTCTAAATCACCCCATAACAATGTATTATCACTTGTGTAGGGGCCTGTGCCATAGCGTTTGTCCCACCATGATGGCTTATTAGTATATCCAATCATTTCCCATGGAGACAAGTGAGGACGTGTAGTATCATACAAGTCCATGTAAATGCCTCTCCAATTGCCGTGATGGAATGGTTGATTGGTTACTTTGTCACGACACTGACCATAGTTCCATGTAAATTCATTAGAGGCATTAAAATACTGACTCTTAAACTCTAAACGATTTTGACCCACCCAGTTTAAAAACTGTGTGCTATACATTGATAAAATTTCTTCTTCATTGAAATCATTCGTTCTGAAGAAACCAGGCATAATACTTTCACGCACGATTGGTAAGTCGGCTACAACTTTAATGTTGTTGTAAACACGTTGTTCGAATTCTAAGAGAATTCTATCTCGCATATCAGTTAATATACCATTGTCATATTCACCAAATAATTTAGTGTGCGATCCATCGTGCCCTACAATAAAGTAAGTAGGTGTTAAGAATGTGTCATCCAAAACAATCTCAGGAATTGTCTTTGGATACAATCCCATCTTCGTTGGAGTGTTAGGAACATAACTACCAAATGTTTGGTTGTATTCTTTGATGATAACCTTATCACCTGGTACAAAATTATAATTGATAGAAATTTTAGGTTCAGTTTCACTTACTATGTAATCAACATCACGAGTAAGTTGTGCTGTTACTAAGTTACCGTCAATGTTTCTAGTCACATAAATCAACACAGAATAATAGTTCGCAACAGAGAAAGAATAGATTCTACTTAGAGGGTATTCTACTGATTTAGTAAATGTGTTAAACGTATATCGTGATACTGTTTTAGGAGCCTTAGATGGAATCATATCGCTCCAATAGAATGGAGTAGATTCATTGCGGACATTAGCAATTTGATTCAAAATGTCATCTAAGATATCGTCAATAGTATGAATAGGTGTGTAGTCACCGTTGGTAAGGGAGTTAACAATCAGTGACTTGAATTTAATATACTCAGTTGCATTATATGATAAGGCATTGAAAATGTTATAATCTTGGTTACGCAAGAACAACGCTGGCATAGCCATTGAACCTGAGTTTTGAATAATACGAGTACCATAGTTCACTACATTTCCTAAATCACGGTAGTTATTAGGGCCAAACGCACTTCCTTCTAGTGTGGAAATGTTGTTACAAATGCTCTTGAAGTGACCTCTGATATCCCCGGAACTGATTGTAGTTACTTGATAGTTGAACGGATTACTATCAATATTCATCGGGATGTCATAATAACCAAACTTACTTACTTGGTCACTATAAATCATAACTTCAACACGTGAAGTATCCAACACCGTAGGGATATTAATTACAGTTGAGTTGTCGGTAATTGTAGCGGAATAAAGATCCGCACCAATGCGCTCGTTATCTAAATAGACAACTAATGTAGGCCAAGGTGTTGATGCAGAATCTTTTGGTGCAATGTCACATGTGAAGGTAGTGATATTAGCGTCAACCCCATCAAACTTGAAAATTTGATATTGAAAACTAGGTCCGGCTGCTGTAACCCAACCAAGCTGGCGTTCAAAGTTTGTTCTGTCTGTATACTTATAAACGTATCCATAGTTCACTGGCATGTTAGTAGAAACACTATCTACTACGAAGTTAAAACTTTGTGTGTTTAATGTTGCTTCAAAAAGAATATCACCGATATTGTTCACTGAACTATATGCTAACGGAACACCCAAGATAGGATCATCAGGTCCAGTGCCTACTGCAAATTGGAACAATGTACAACCAACAAAGTCACTACCACTATAATAATCTTGGTCACCAAAACTGATACCATTAGAATCATACACATCAAACAACGGTGGTTGATTGTCGTACAGTTTTTGTTGGCTAAGATTCCAATTAGCGCCATCAAAGTGATATGATTTACCTTGACTTACTTGACCTTGAATACAGATAACTTGGTCACCAGCTAACACTTCACCGTCAACAGCGGATGATAATGTAATAGTACTTGGTTTAGTTGAATCTACAATACTGTTACTTACTACATAAATTTTGTTTCTAACTTGTGGGTTGTTATCATTAGCAAATACAATCCTAGCACCATCAAACAATGTAACAGTTGAGCCATCAGCATTATATGAATGCTTTCCGGACACATCAGTAAATGCATCAGTAGTAGTAAAGTCAATAAAGTCAATTGGTGCTTTATATGAAGTACCGTGATTGAACAATCCTAAATTAGGATAGAATTCGATAATAGGACGTTTAGCACGTGTGTCATTGTTATTCAACGCAGCTTGTGTTATAGGGCTGTTTGGAGTATGAGCTAATGTAGTGGCTAGTACGTCATAATGAAACCATCTGTTACTACGACTCCATGCGTTGCGGTCATTGCTATTACGATTAATAGTAATATGGTCTTTGACTGCAGGGACTGATGTTGAACTACCGTATGCTTCTAAGTCAAATGGTTTAGTTTCATAAGGTGTACTATATGATTGGGTAAATCCTTCCGGCACGATTAATTCGTCTACTGGAATGAGGTTGATACTTGTACCAACACCCTCAACATAATAACTTTGACCTTTGTATTCATCTGGATAGATATATCCCACAAATGTGACCTTTAGTCCATTGGTGAACTTTACGCCGTTGGGGCTAGTGTATGTTACCTGACCGATGATATCTCGCTGAACGTCAATAACATCATCAGACAGACGGTCAACAATTCTAATCTTACCAAATCTACTTGGGTTAACGGTATCTTGATAATACAGTGTATCTAATGGAGCACTGATGAATGGAATCATTATCAAGTCACCGTAACTTGGTTTCGCAAAGTTACGATGTAAATATTTTACACCATATGTTGCTGTAATTTTAGTGTCATTAGGAATCTTATCGTATTCAGATAACACAACTACTGTATCTAGGCCAGTGCCTACATAGTTGATTTGATAGATAGTTTCTGAAACATTTGAATAGAAACCTTCTTCAAACATTTCTGGATTTTCACTTCCAAGATTTTCAACAGCAAACGGAACGCTATTATATAACTCACCGATGAAACCTTTATCATCAGATGTTGCTCCGTAGAAAATTAAAGTTCTTCCCTCTAAAGAATTGATACCATCAATGTTCTTCAATTGTGACAAAGGCACACCATGAATCTCATTGAACTTTTTGGTAGTTACTAAATCGACTTCAACATCTCCGGGAAATAACAATGATTGTTGGTCGGTTGCGTTAGGTACGTTGAATGTCATTGTACCATGTGTTGAACCGTTATTAGTCACTCCTAAAATATCACGAACACTTATATTAGTGTGGTTAGGATCAACACCGTCAATGCCGGGATAGCCTTGAATAAAGAATTGTGAATCTTGGTCTGTAGTAAATGTATACTTACCACCTCTCATCAAAGTGATAGTTGGGTTACCTGTGTTTAGTTTAACTGTATCAGCTTTGATGTCGAATGCATTACCGTTAACAGAAACAGTATAATCCACGTTAAAGAATGCGGCGGCGTTAGTGATGGTAACTGCTTCAGCCCCGTTAGGCAACCAATAATATTGACCGTAGTTAACCACTTTATCCAAGTCAACAAAGCTATCCCATGAATAGAACTGTTGCTTGAACAACCTGTTATGGTCTCCGGTAATTGCCCCTTCATTAGCAAGAGTATCAATCATGCCCTTGTATGTTAATAAATCTGTGACTGCGTTAGTTACTGAGTCACGAAAAACAACTGCCGGTTCTAGTTGATAATCTTCTCTTTCTTTAGACGATTCAGTGACGTATTGGTCTGTGGTTTTTACACCATAGCCAAACTTACTACCAATATAACCCTGAATCTTTTCAGTTCTAGGTTGTTGAACTAACTGGTCAAGTGTTGCACTTAAAAATTGTTCGTTAGTTTTGGTTCTAAAAATCTCTGGTAGAAAATCTATCGTTCTAACTTGTGTTACCATTATAATTACCTATATTATATTATCTACTTATCTGTAGTTCAGTTGGTGTTAATGAAGAAATGACTGTGATATCATTGGCAGTTGCGGCATTAACAAAAATCTCATATGGTGCGCTACGAATCTCATACAATTCACCAAAACTTAATTTTGGATCGCTCGGTACTAGAACAACCGAGTTTACTAAATCGCCTATAGTGCTGTGTAAGTATGCACTTAGTTCTGAGAAATAGAATGTGTCACCAAACGTCCAGTTATCAATACTGAAATAGTTATTAATCTCTGTGATAACAGACGATTTGATTTCGCTATCACTGGCTGTAGTACCTGATGCTTTAATAACTTTGATAGTTGCACGTAGACTAGGATCAGCTTTAGAACCAAACAATGGCTTAAAACGAACACTGTTGAAGATTACGCTATCGGTTACCATCTTGTATTCATTTACTTTACTATATGTTTGATTCAATTCATTGATACTAGGTGCAATTGGTTCTGGTATCACGCCGGTTGAATCATTAATCCAACTTTGATACGCAGTATAATAACTCTGAGTCAATACATACAAGTCAATAATATTACTTGTTGCTGGATCAACACGTGAAGTGTTTCCAGAAGTATGCTTATACTGGAAGTACAATCCTTGACGACCTGTAACTGCTGAATAGTTTGATACTTCAACAATGGACACAATGTTTTCTACCGTTGAACTTTCCACTGAGGTATAGAATTTATTTGTGGCAGGCGTGTAAAATACTTGACCTACAGGGTACTCGTACTTGACTACTTCAATACCGGCTACAGTGCTGTATGTGTAAACTACATCTGATGTAGGTAACATTTCATATCTAGATAACATGTTTGAATCTGTTATCTGCTTGAAGAATACAAAATATTTTCCATTTACAGTATTGTTGTACCCAGTAATTCTTTGGAAGAAGTCAGGATCCAACAACACATTCTTGTTGTTCAAGTCAGTAGAAGAAACTTCAATTGCATAGTCATCAACAAAACCATCGGTTTCAACATAACGTCCAACTACGTTTAACTTAGTATCTGAAATTAATGATGAGTTGCTATCAGGCTTGCTATTTGATTTCAAAACAGTAATAGTATCTTTCATAGCTTTACCTGTCATAGGATCGAACACAACTTTATCACCTTCAAATGTGAATCTAATATCTTTTACACTGCCAAAGAAGTATGCAACTGATTTGTACGTTACTAGATAACGGTCAGTACCTATGTTCTTAAAATTAACAACGTAGTCAGTGTTTGGATAATCAGTAACACTCCAGCGAACTTGTGTGCTTAATATAGAATTATCAAATACTAAACTGAAACTTTGATTCAATATTGTTCGCTGAATACATTCTTGTAAGACTACGTTTGGTATAACGTTACCAAAGCCAGGTATTACTTCTTTTGCAATTGCGCCTTCTGGTACAGGACTGCTAATAGTAATAGGACCTTTCCCAGTAGTGATGTTTCCTAAACCATTGTTATAACCATCAGTAACCACTCCCAATATAGTTGACCAGATATAAGTCTTATCATTCTCGCCGGGGATACCTGAAATTAGTTTATTCTTAGTATTGAAGTAATAACCTGCCGGTGCAACAAACTTAATATGAGCACCTTGCGTGAAATACTTTGCAGGACTTGCACTATATGCCCCAACAGGAATTGGCAACACTGTTCCATTGTATGTTGTTTTGAAATACCCAGTAGATGATAGTGCGTTCATTGAGGTTTGATTCCAAACAACATCAACATATGTGTTTGCGCCATATAGTTGTTTAACTTCATATCTAGGATGATTTTGGATATAATATTGAAGAACTCTGTGTTCTTGTAATACCTTTGCCAAATCTTGTGTTAAGAATGCGGCAACATCACTAGTTGTGTTAAATGTGAAGTTAAAGTACCCATCATTCTCATCTACATACAATCCACCATCCTCGGCAAAATTGTTTGTACTTGAATATTTTGCAGTTGGATCAAGCAAATCTAAGTTACGAGAAACGCCCACTGATGAACGGTTCAATGCTTTTGACTTAATGATAGAACTGTACAGTGTATATGGGAAGTTGTTATAATCCTCACCGTTAACCATACGATTTTGTGTGTAGTAACGAGTTGGCGCACGTTCTTTAATACTTGCTAAACTCTCACGAGTTTGAGCATTGTTGACTGGTAAAGTTAACTCAAGTGTCAATGTCAATGTTTCGATACGATTGGTTCTACTTACATATGGGATGTTGATTGTAGTGCCTTGCAGTTCTACAGGATCGATGCTATATGTCATTGCATTACCAGAACGGACAAACGCTCTAAACATTCCGCTAGGAATTTGACTGAATACCCCATCGCCGAATGTGTAGCTTACAGTATCGTTAAACCCTGATAACACTGAGAATACCTTTTTACTGCTACTACCTGATTGTAGATATGAATTAGCATACACACTATCAACTTGCTGCCAAGGAGATAGATTACCAGTTACCGGATCAATTTCGTATAACCATGTATCGCTATCATTAACAAACTCGATAGGAATATTAACTAGTTGGTTACTAACTTGTTGAGTCAATGTAAAATCATAAGTCTGCAATGAACCTTGCTTAAAGTATACAAAGAAACCTGTGTTAGGACTTCCGTAACCCAAGTTATCGTTACGGTATAGCATGTTTAAAACACCATTTGGTGCTGGTGCTTGTTCGTAAATATATTCTTGGTTTAGACTTGAGGTACTAACAACTTCAAAGCTAGTCGCTTCACCATTGATGCTAGCGGCAAACGGAATTGCAGGTGAAGTATTTGTAGGTAAGTTAATTGAGTACTCATCAGTTTTCACCCCCAGAATCATATTTGAATGTCCCGGACGTCCTATGCGTTGAGTATTAACTAAAGCTGAGTTCAATACAGAATTGAACTGTTCTTGCCAATTTGGGTTGGCAGGGTCGTTCCATAGTACATTCACATTGTTAAGATACAATCCGTTGATATCTCTTACTTGTTCTGTTGTTTGGACGCTAGAAATCTTTAAATAACCCTGCCCAGCAATATTGCGCTTAGGGGTATATCCAACCAAGTTAGCTAACTTCACTACTGAATCTCTACGTTCAGCCGTATCAATGAAGTTTTCACGTGCGTTTAGGTCATCACGGAACGCAAGTGCTTGTCCCATATATGCAATGATATCCAGCAACGCAATGTATTCTGAACTTTCAGTATAATCGTTGAACGTTTCTGGATAATTAATACGCAGATAATCAATGAAACTCTTACGCAGAGTCTCATAATCGTAACTTTGTAGGTCAGCTTGACTGAACGTTTGGTAAATTGCTTTCCAATCGTTGACGCCGAAGATTGATGATTGTCGTGAGGATGTAGCCATATCTATTCTCTTTTATGTATTTATCATACATAAAAATGGCGTTTTTCTTAGATACCGAATGCTTTACTTGCTTGTTGGTCGAAGTAAATTGAGAGACTCTTGGCCTCGTTGAAGGGTGCTATAGCTAATTCAATTTCTAACAAAATACCGTTATCCTGAGGATATGCGTTTATTGTATTAAGAATAAGTCTAGAGTCGAGACTTGCAACTCGTCTAATCTCTGCTTGAATTTGAGCTTGGGTATCAGCAACGTTTGGTTCAAATATAAAAGACCATAATGTTGTTCCGTAACTAGGTTGTCCGGGTTTCTGCCCTACGGGGATATTCAATGCATTGACGAAATCCTGTATCACCAATTGCTCGTCGGTTATGTTAAATTTTTTACCAGTGCCAGGTGCGCCCACCAATTGTCCTACACCACCTTCTACACCGGGTTTAACTCTAGGAGGTCTTGGTTCTCCTGTATGCTGTGTTGAAAATCCGTTGAATGTTGCCATAATGATATTTATGCTAATTTAGACATGTCAGATTTGATAGTCTCTAGCTTCTGTGAAGCTGCCGTGTACGCACTTTGAGCAGACGTTGCTTCAGGACTATCTGGACCGAACTTCATCTTAGCATCCAAAAATTCCTTGCGTGTGGCAAAGTAGTTATCCTCTTCTGTTGAGTATTCTGCTTTTAGTTTATCATATTGTTGTGCTTCCGCTTGACTCATAATCTTAGGAGTCAATTTACCAAAATTGATTGGTGGAATCTTCGGATCACCTAATAGTGCTTTGGATTGTGCTACAACACTATCAAAACTACTTGTTGCTTCTGCTACTGTAGGTAATTTGATACCACCGATACCAGGCAATGCTGCAATAGAAGCATTTAACTTAGAAATATCAGGTAAGTTCATACCTGCAGTAACTGCGCCCATCAATCCACCTTTTGATAAATCAAGGCTTCCGACTGCTCCAGTGATGCTGTTAGTAATACCTGATACCGAATCACTAATCTTACTAGATAATCCACTCAAGCTAGGTAGTTTGTCTTTCAATGATGAAGGGTCAAGAGATGATACCATATTCATCGCAGATGAGGCACCTGCCGGTAATCCAGCTAATCCTGCAGCGGATGCGGCAGCATCTTTACCAGTTTGTAGCATAGAACTTATACCACTTGACGTTGCTTTGCTTGCTAACATTCCTACTAATGGGTTAGCTCCTTTAGGTATTAATGATGATACTAATTCACCGGTTGCCGCGCCTGCTAATGATGCTACTGCTGGCATTGCTAATATACTAGAGGCTTTAGCTGATAACGAATCTTTCAATGACGACGGTGACGCTTTTGCAGCCAATTCACTAGCCGTACCTGCGGCACCGGCTGCCGCGGCTTCTGCGTTATCTTTATTGATAGCAGTTAAGTTCAATGGTACACCGGCTTTTAATGGTTTAAATGAATCAGTGATGCTTGCGAATGCCCCGGCAGCAGTACCCTTTAAAGACTCCAATGGGTTTTCAGGAATTGCTGAAGTTAATGAACTTAATCCTCCGGTAACCTTATCTGCAAGGCCTGCCGCAAACTTACCACCGGCAATCAAATCTCCTGGTGAACCTAGATTCATGTTACTTAAGTCTGGCATGTCAGGTAACTTAATTCCCAACTTATCTATTGACGCATTCTTAACCATATTGATAGTTGCGCCGATGCCAGCAGTTGCACCACTCAACACGAGTCCCAATGATTGAGTTGGACTTTCTGTACCTGAAAGTATACCAGCTGACTTCAATCCTAATTCACTCTTACCTAATAATTCTGTTTGAGCAGATACTTGCGCTCCTATATCTTTTACAAAGCCTTCTACACTCGTTATACCATCTTTTCCAGTAAACAAGTTTGTAGGAATAGCTTTTGCTAATGACATTCCACTACTAATAGCATTCTCAATAATTTTATTAGAACCCGGCTTCAATATACCAGCATCAACTAACTGTGCTGGGTTCATTGCAAATTTACCGATAGCCGCAGTTTTTGTTTCGACTACAGATTCTATCCCGCCTGTAATACCAAAGATAGCTTTTAATCCAGGGCCGCCGGCACCACCGCCTGTTGCAGTTGTTCTAGACACACGATTAGTCACAACGCCAGCACCGTTTTCAACTGCGCTTGCCGCAGGTCCGGAAGCGGCATTTGTAGCCACTTGACCCAATGCCGCTTGAGTAGTAGTCTTATCGATAGTACTTGATGCTGGGTTAGTTGCAGGAACTGTAGCTGCGATAGCAGGTGTTACTGGTGTAGTAGGGTTTTTAGGTGCGCTATTGTTTGCTGCCTGTGTAGATGCTGACGGTGCTGAGGGGAACGAGGCATCAGCACTTAAGTTAACTTTAACGTCCACCCCTTTACCAGCCATTGCCCAAGGAGCATGTGCAGGCGCACGACTTGTAATACTCTTTAGTTTACCTGGTGCTGACGCATACCCTTTTTGCTTATCGTACAATGTATCTGCATGTGCCGTAAGGTCAATGGATTTTACTGCTGCTGGAGTTAGGCCTGCGGCGCCAGTGTTCAGATTAATCTTACTACCATTAATGTATGTTGTAGAACCGCTAGCGAATGATGCTTCGCCTCCAGATGACAATGACATACCTCCATCAACTTTCACAGTATGTTTGCCCATGGTGTAACTTGCAAAGTCTGTTCCTGCTTTATATGAAGTTGTTTCTTCACTTTCTTGTATGATGTTCTTTGCTTTGATGCTTAGATTTTTGTCAGCGTGAATATTGATATTGTTATCTGCATGAAAATTAATATCACCTTGTGTTCTTACGTTGAATGAATTAGTTGAATATATATCAACAGTGCCCTCACTGCCTAATTCGACCCAACTCTGTCCGTTAGCGTGAATGATAAACAACGTATCAGCGGTATCACTCATTAATACTTGATGTCCACCTGCAGTTCGTAAACGCATCAACTGATCCGCACCTGCTTGGTCGCCGTCATCCATCACAATAGAATGTCCGCCTCTTCTACCTGCAATTTTTAGTTTGTCGGGTGATGCTGTTTCTGCTTGTTGTTTAATATTATCGTCAGTGAATCCACCTTCATAGATAGGTCTACCCGGAGTACTAATACCAAACACTCTACTAGGACTTTCACGCATAGCACTACTGCCAATAGTACCTCTATCCGCATCACGTAATAAACCTTGCTTGTTTAATATCGCTGCCTGATAACTATGCACAGGTCGGGCTTCACTAGAACCTTGTGTACTACCTGCAAGTTTAGGATTACCTTTGTTAATTTCACTTACTGGTAAGCGATGGGCACCACCGTAACTAGGTGCTTCACCTTCGTTAACAGTAATATTACTTGACGCACCTAAGGCAGGGACCATATGATTGTATCCTGATTCAGGCACACAGCCAATATAGTAACCAAAGTTAGCATCACCGTTTACAAAAATACAAATAACTTTTGTGCCTATGTCAGGTGGAGTAGCCCAGAAGCCATACGCATGGGGGTTACCAGTATATGACCCGTTGCCTTTGCTGTCACCTGCAGAAGGGGAGGTTGCCCCAAAGAATGGGCTCATGTAACTAACAGTTACCCAACTTTTGCTATCGTCAGATGATCCGCCACCGCCCATGTCTTCCACAAACACTTGGATTCTACCTGATTTTTCAGGGTCTATGTTGTTTTTAACAATTCCAATCAGAGGATAGTTTCTCGTGACTGCACCACCCTTATCATTCTTAAATGATTGGGTCGTGCCACGAACTTTTGCGATATCGTCACTCATAATTTACCTTATCTCTTTGGAAGCAGTGTTACTGGATCTCGTTTCCCTGCATCACGATTATATGCTTCTTGCGAACTCTTTGGCCTATTGTTGTCATCATCTCTGTGCTGTTGTGAAGAATATCCACTGCCACGGCCGCCACCTGCTTTATTGTTTGATAGATTAACCCCAGTCCTAGCTTGTGTGTTTGCAGTTTGATTGGGGTTATCTGTTCTTCTTGGGTCATGGTCTGCGTATTCTTTTCTTGTTTTGGATCCGCCGGATTTACCATTTTTCTTTTGACCCTTTCCTGCCTCACTGCGATTGCCCTTGTCCTTTGATGGATCTGATTTTGGTTTTTTAGCAAATGAACTCAAGTTGGTTGGCATCATATCTAATTCTTGTGTGAATTTACCTTTACTAAATGTACTATGAATCCATTTCAAAATGAAGGTAATGCCTTTTATTGCATCTTTAACACTAGGGTCATAATCATAGAAACGTATATTTTGATTCAACGACAATGTGCCCGCCGGAGTAGTCTCGTCTCCTGCTGAATTGTAATCTGTAGCAGTCTTAAAGTCCAGTTCAATAAACACTTGGCCACCAACTGGGTTAATCGTGAAACTTTGATTATCTGTCACCGTTTTAAAAATATCATTCAAAGAAGAACTAATGTTTTGTGCCAAGTAGTCTGGATCGCCTAGAATAGTCATTTTACTTTGCGCTTGGCTTCCAGGATCATACAAGTCAACAGCTAACGCATTGACTGCTTCTGCCGCTTTATTTTGTGCACCTGTTTGATTACCTGGTTGTGGCTTATCAACTTTAGGCAAAGCAGGAGTACTTTGATTGGGGTGTGAGCTTACACCAGTCAAAAAGTACAAATTGTTATAGGTTTGTTCATACGATATAACTTCTTTGTTGTTTCCTGTATACCAGTATTCATATTTTTTGTGTGGTCCTGGATAGTTTGAAGTCTTGCTTACCATTGCAGTTCTAACGAAGGGAATAGTATATTTTTGAACATAGTATGTTATCTCGTATGCATAATCGTTGAGTAACGAATCTTTACCCAAGACTTGTACACCCGGCATAACTGAGAACCAAGAAACTTCCGCTGGATTACCGTTGACTGCTGGATCATCCTCTGACAACGCAGTTTGTATAGTACTCATCATATTCTTGACATAACTACTTTGCTTAATTATCTGTTCGATAGTTGCAACGATGTGAGTACCTGATGTGATTACTACACTCTTTTTTCCTTTGTCAGTCTTTGCTTTTGCCTCTTTACTTGGATTAGAATCTTTTGTAGATTTAGCTGTATCCATTGCAATGTTTGTTTTATACTTTGCAAAGTCTTTAGGATCTACCATCAATGCATCACCTATTCCAGAATTTTCTTGGAACTTAATATTAAACTTATTTGCTATGATTGTAGCCTGTGTGTTCTTATTCTTAGCGGCTTCTTTCTTTCTCTTTTCAGCGGCTTTAGTCTCAGCATCATTCATCAACTGTATTAAGCCGTTTTTACCTGTTAATATTTCCTCAACAGTAGAGCCAGTGATTGATCCACTTCCTGGAATTTGTCCACGCTTAGAACCCATTGATTCTTGTAAACCTAAGTTTACGGCAGTGATGTTATATACTGGCATCTTGCTGTCTAGTCTAAACTTGAAAGATTTAATCTTAATGGGGTAAAAGCGTTCAAACAATGCTTTGTTATCTGAACGTTTAGGATCTGAGTTTACGTATCTATCCCCAGTATAAATTTCGCCGTTCTTGTCATACCCGTAAAAACGAATACCTATAACAAAAAATTGTGCTAGAGCATTAGCAGAGCCCTCGAAGCCAGGTAACTTGGTTGATTCTTGTACAGTTTTTGCCGCAGTTGTTAGTAACGATGTGAATGAAAGACCATATGGTTCATAGATATTAAATTCAAAATCTATACTAGCTGGACTAGCCGTTCCAGTACCCTGTGAAGCAGTAATAGTTTTTAGCTTTAAGTCATCTATAAAAAAGTCTAAGTCGAATCCAGGCGCTCGTTTATTCCCACCCTCGGCTGCGCCATCAGTATTATTGATACCACCTGATTGAGCAATCAAATAGAACCCATCAGATGATTCCCCATTAGCACCCACAGCATTACCCATCTGTGCTTCACCGGTCATGATAAATCTGTTTGCTGCCTCTGGTGTTACCATGTACAAACTTATTTGATATGTGCTACTAGAAAAATCACCTAGGGGATTATACGGTCTTCTGTTAGGCAGGCCGACACCCAATCCATCTGTTGGTTTAACTTTTTCTTCTGGCTGCGGTGTGCTACTTGTTGGCTGATTTTGTGGGGGTGGAGGTGGCTTTGGTTTACTATTGTTATATGTGTTAGCAATCTTAGTTAAATTGTCGCCTGACTTAACAACATACTCAGAGTCATCCGGCATAACCAATACTTGCCCCGGATAGATAAGATTAGGGTCTTTGAATGGCTTCCCGTTAGGATACGGTGTATCCTTGTTCTTATTGTATATGTCTCGCCATGTAATGTTTGCCATCTTATAAACCTAATGCTGTTTTCAAGTTGGGTTCTTGTGGGATATAAATGCTTGTACCCGCAACAAAGTCAAACAATGGATCTTTCAATCTGTTAGGATTTCTACTTGCAAAGACCCACCATAATCTACTATCATTGTATAAGTCATATGCTAGTAAATCAGGTCTTAAATGATAAGTTTGAGTAATCTCCCAATAGGTGTCTGTTACATCTACTGGTATAGGTCTGTCAATCATTACATCTAAAAATTGACCGTTAACTGTCGAACTCAAATAATATGGACTTGTCTGTGGATAACTCATTACCAAATACCTCCGCCACCTTGTGGGCGTTTAGAACCTCGTGTTAGTTCACCTCTTGCATATTTTTCTACACTAAAGTTATTGCTAATATCATTTCGTGTAACAACTGGTACCGCAGTGATAGTAATTACCATCTTAGTGGGTACGTATGTTGCTTCTTTATTACTTAGATTGGTGAATACTGGTTCGTTTTTTAATCCACCTTTATTCAAACGTGAACTACTTAATCTAGCCTTGATAGATTCCCATAGACTTGATTTACCTGAACTCTTGGTGCCAGTGTCTGCAACATTGAATGTATAATCTGAAACTTTGCCAGCTCTAACATAATCAACATCATCTGGTAAATTCATAGTAAAACCAGTGATAGCTAACGGATGATTATCAAACTGATATGCACCATAACCACTTAAATAACACAATGGGGGTGGTGTGCCGTTCTTTGGGTTACTGTCTTGACCGTAAAACATTTTAGTAACTGATTTGAAGAAGTGCATTACTGCTAATAAGTAACTTGCTTCCTTATTTGTTTGCGCGGTAAAAGTACCTGTAATAGTGATTGCACCTACTTCACTGTTTTTGTATTGATACATTTTATAGTTAGTGTGTGCTAAATCAATACCTTCATAATTTGCTGAATACGCAACTGATACTGCAGGTGTGTACGGGAATATGACACCGTCGGTTTCCATCAATGGATATAAAATTTCACCCATTGCAGCAGTCCTGTACAAATAGTTTGCATGAGGTGCAAGGCTTAAACGAACACGCCAATCTGGTTTTTGTTCGAAGTCATTCTTTTCTAAAACGGGTTTCTTTGTGACTTGAATGCCAGAAAATTCTGATGTTTTGTCTGGTACTGTGCGTGTTAATGTTTGACTGTAAGTTCCCTTGCCCCTACCTTGTGCAATCCATGTAAGTGTATCACCGTATACAACTGTATATGTGCCGCCGTTAGGCATCTGTAAGACCCAACCAGGCATAAGTCTATTAACATCTTTGCCGATTAAATCTGAGTTCAAATCATATATTTCTTTATATGCTAGTGGGTCGTTCCTATTACCCGTAACCCAAGGTTCGTTGCTCTCGTATGTTTCTGTTTTTGTTCTAGTGCCACCTTTAGCTGAAACGCTAGGTTCATCTGTGTTCTGTGGGTTCTCATCTGCTCTAGGGACGGTTGACTGTCCGTTACTTACATATGGATCGCTACCATCATCAACAGTCGATGATGATGTTGTGGCTGGGACGGTTGACTGTCCGTTACTTACATATGGATCGCTACCATCATCAACCGTGCTACTATTATTTGGGGTAGGTGCTGGAGTAGGATCTGCTACTTCTCTTCCGAATTCATCATACGTTGCCATGGGTTTATACCTTTACTAAATAGTATTTATCGCATCAAAAATCCACATTTTTTACCGTAACTGTTGTATTCTGCATACAAAAGTGTTACAATGGCACTATCATAATAACGGAGAACTATGAGCTTAATACCACAAAAGAAGCCCGTGAACTATCTCAACAACAAAGACATTTTGAAAGAGATTCACACAAGTAAGAATGCATATTGTACTTTTCTAGACCCTGCAACTGACCATCGATATGACTTTATCGTTGACATGCCGACAGAATCTATTGAAAAAAGTCTAAAATTTGCAAATAAAAGAGACACTATTCAGCAAGCTAAAGAAACTAGAGCCGCAAGATTAAGTGTTGAAACCGGTGAAAAGGTTGACCCAAAGAGTATCAAAACCACAGACCTAGTGTTTAGGGTAATGACTTGGGACCATGTACCTGTCGCACCAAAAGCCCCTCGCAAAACTGACAAGAAGAAAACAGCAAAAGATATTTTTGAATTTGAAGAAGAAGCCGAAATATTTGCTGACTTAGAAGATACTACAACCAAAGCTGAGATTGACGACATGGTTCATGTTAAAGTCAACTTCCCACCATTCCAACATTTTAGAATGGACGAGAACAAAACGTTCCAGTGTATTGGCAAGAGTCACTGGAAAGGTGATTTGGTTACCGGCGAATTCTCAAAGGATCATGGAAATATCACTAACAAACTAGCACGTATGTACATTATGATGTGCGAGAAATACGCTATGAAGTTTAACTGGCGTGGTTACACATATAACGATGAAATGCGTAACAGTGCCATTCTACAACTAACATATGTTGGGTTACGATTCAATGAAGCCAAAAGTGCTAACCCATTCGCATATTACACCGCGGCTATCACAAATAGTTTCTGTCGTGTCCTTAACTCTGAAAAGAGAAACCAAAACATTCGTGACGACATTTTAGAAATGAATGGGTTGAATCCATCATGGACTCGCCAGGGTACATCAAGTACCGTTTACGAAGAATAGAACTTTCAATTTAACCAGAGGGGTTGTTTTTACATCCCCTCTTCCTGTATACTAGATGTTATGAGTAACCTTTTTAAAAAGGCTGCTGTTTTCACCGACATTCATTTCGGTCTAAAGAGCAATAGCCTGATACACAACCAAGACTGTGCCAATTTCGTTGATTGGTTTATACAAGAAGCTAAAAAAGAAAACTGTGAAACATGTTTCTTCTTAGGTGATTTCAATCATCATAGAGCAAGCATTAACATTCACACACTTCAATATGGCTTACAAGCACTGGAGAAACTAAATGCTGGATTTGATACTGTATATTTTATCCCAGGCAATCACGACCTTTATTATCGTGACCGCAGGGACATTCATTCTGTTGAGTGGGCACGCCATCTACCGAACGTTAAAATCATCAACGATTTTTTTCAAGAAGGTGAAGTAGCGATTGCTCCTTGGCTTGTTCAAGAAGATTACAAAAAGATTCAAAAACTCAAAGGCAAGTACTTGTTCGGTCACTTTGAGTTACCAAACTTCTTTATGAATGCTATGGTAGAAATGCCAGACCACGGTGAATTAAATTCAGAACACATGAATGGATTTGAAAAAGTATTTTCTGGTCACTTCCATAAACGTCAAGCAAAGAAAAACGTTTGGTACATCGGTAACGCATTCCCACACAACTATGCTGATGCAGGTGATGATGCTAGAGGCATGATGATACTAGAATGGGACAAAGACCCAGAGTTTCGTAGTTGGCCTAATCAACCATTATACAGAGTTTACAAGTTATCTGAGATTTTAGAGAACCCAGCCGGTTTACTATTAACTGATAGTCATATTCGTGTACACTTAGACATTGATATCAGTTATGAAGAGGCAAACTTTTTGAAAGAAACATTCATTCCAGATTACAAACTACGTGAAATGTCGTTGATTCCTATGAAGGTAGAACACGTAGAACAAGATGGTAAGGGTGACTTGAAGTTTGAGTCTGTAGACCAAATCGTCATCGACCAGATTAACTCAATCGAATCAAACACATTCGACAAAAAGATTTTGCTAGAGATTTACAACAACCTATGATACACAAGATAGCGAAAGAAGCGGGTTTCTTTGTCAAAGATGATGAAATATATACTAGCAAACTAGAACATCTTCCCATAACAAAAGACTTGGAAAAGTTTGCAAAACTTATCATCAAACAATATAAACAAGAAGAACGACAAAGCCGAAAAGAAGTAAAAAGCAAATTAGGCTACTCACGCATAGGACTTAACAATACATGATTATTTTAAAGAACATTACATTACGCAACTTTCTATCAATTGGACAAGTAACACAAGCAGTAGATTTTAACAAACAAGACTTGACGTTGATTCTAGGTGAGAACTTAGACTTAGGTGGCGACGGTGCTCGTAATGGTACCGGTAAAACCACGTTGATTCAGGGTTTGTCGTATGCTTTGTTCGGTGTCCCTATCAACGACATTAGAAAAGATAACTTAGTCAATCGCACAAACGGCAAAGCCATGATGGTTACGTTAGAGTTTAGTGCTAACGGCAAAGAATATAAGATTGAGCGTGGCCGCAAGCCTAACATTTTGAAGTTCTATGTTAACAACGAACTGCAAAAACAAGAAGATACTGCACAGGGCGAGAACAAAGAAACGCAAGCAGAGATTGAGCGGGTACTGAATATGTCCAGTGAGATGTTCAAGCACATTGTTGTGTTGAACACATACAGTCAACCATTCTTAGCATTAAAGAACAACGAACAACGTGAGATTATCGAACAGTTGTTGGGTATCACACTTCTATCAGAGAAGGCAGAGATTATCAAGAGTTTGTTGAAAGATACCAAAGACGATATTCAACAAGAAGAATTCAAAGTCAAAGCCATCGAAGAAGCAAACAAGAGAGTCAGGGAACAGATAGAAAGTTTAAAGCGCCGTAGAAACCTATGGCAAACAAAACATGACAGTGACTTGGCTTATCTTGCTAGTCAATATGAAGACCTCTCAAAAGTTGATATTGACGCAGAATTACTAGCGCACAAAGACTTGGTCATTTGGAATCAACAGAAACAACAGCAAGAAACACATGATTCATTGCTTGCTAGACAAACTGCATGGAAGCAAAAGCAAGACAAGGACATCAAAGACCTTGAGAATAGTGCAATCAAACTTGAACGCATTAACATCGTTGAAGAAATCAATGCCCATAGACAACTAGCTGAACATATCACACGAAAAGCAAATTTAGAACAACGTGATAAAGAAATTGCTAGGTTAGACAAAGACATTGACAAAGAAAACAAGTTAATCACCAAACTACAACTTGAGATTGCGACATTACAAGAACACAAGTGTTATGCGTGTGGTCAAGACTTCCATGACGAACAGCATAAAGAAGTGTTAGATAGCAAACAAGAAATGTTGCAGGAAGCACAGCGACATGTTACTTCATTGTTAAACCAATGGAAAGAACTAAACGACACAAAGATTATCGTTCCGGATAAACCAAAGACTCACTACAAAACAGAAGCTGAGGCTATTCGTCACGGTAGCGATGCTAACAACATTCAAATCAAGATTTTAGAAAAAGAAAAAGAGATTGATCCGTACGCAGACCAGCTCAAGGGCTTTACAGCAGTCAAATTAGGTCCTCAACCAGTGACACATTATGACACAGAAGCACAAGCGGTGCAACATCGCAGTCAACTTGACAATATCGTGAAGCAAATTGAAAACAAAGCTAACGAAGTTGACCCTTATACTGACCAAATCACTGATATGGAGTCGAATGCTGTACAAGAAATTGACTTTGAAGCTATCAACAAGTTAACAAAGACAGCAGAACATCAAAAGTTCCTACTTGATATTCTAACTAGCAAAGATAGTTTTGTTCGTAAGAAGATTATTGACCAGAACTTGAGTTACTTGAACGGAAGATTGACACATTACTTAGATGCAATCGGTTTGCCCCATCAAGTCGTCTTTAAAAATGACTTACAAGTTGAAATTACGGAGTTGGGTCGTGAACTTGACTTTGATAACTTGTCTAGAGGTGAGCGTAATCGCTTGATTCTAGGCTTGAGTTTTGCTTTCCGTGATGTTTGGGAATCATTGTACTCACCTGTCAATACATTGTTTATTGACGAGTTGATTGACAGCGGATTAGACACAATGGGTGTTGAAAATGCTGTTGCGATTCTAAAAGACATGTCACGCAAGCGTCAAAAGTCAATCTGGCTCGTTTCTCATAGGGAGGAACTAGCAGGACGGGTACCTAATGTCTTAAAAGTTATTAAAGAAAACGGTTTTACAAGCTATAATACAGCAGTCGATATAGAATAATATTTGACACCCTGTTTTTGAGATATATATTGATATGCCAAGTCCACAAAAAGCTAAAGGTTCAGGTTACGAACGTGATGTAGCCAAGTTTCTATCAGAAACATACGGGGAATCGTTCATTCGTGCCCCTGGTTCCGGAGCATATGTAGGTGGCAAGAATCAATCAAGAACCGAATTCTTGCATGAGGGTCAGATTCGCAGTTTCAAAGGGGACATTGTTCCTGGAGAAAGTTTCGATAAAATGAACATTGAATGTAAATTTTATGCTGATTTCCCGTGGCACTTACTTCTTACAGGTGAGTGTAAACAACTTGATTCGTGGCTAGAGCAACTACTTGATGTAGAAGACGAGGGCGACTTAAACATTCTTTTTATGAAGTTTAATCGCAAGGGTCAATATATCGCTGTTCAAGGAAAGCTAACATGGAAAGCAGATAATTGTGTTTTCTATAGTAGCAAGAAATGGGGCGATTGGGTCATCATGGAGCATTCTAGCTTTTTCAAATCCAATACAGATTTAGTTAAAACTTATTCTTGTACAACAACAGACACCACGTCAAAACAAACTAAAAAACAAACAAACAAAGCAGACACAAAGGTCGCATAATATTATAAAAATTCGTTGTCCAAGCTGTTGGACCTCCTTGAGACTGTACAGATTGTGCTGTGCCGTTAGATTCTGGAGCATAGATGCCAGTGATGGTATCGATACACCGAGAAGGCTCTCGTCAAAGCGAACCTTCAATGAGTTTACATCTACTTTATCTTGATGATGTAAAACATGCGTTTCTGAATGGAAGCACCAAAAAACAATGTGCGAAAGTTCAACTACAGTCCATAAACCTTACAGGGGAACCGGTGGCGTTACGTAACTAAAAGGGTTGACAGTAACGGGAATAGATAACTCGGATGACGGGCATGGCAAGTCAAAATCCATTGGTAGTGCTTGAATAGCACTACCATGGCTTCTAAGCGGCAATGTATACCCCATAGATAATGTTAAGATAAGTTTATAATTCCTTAAACAAATATCTGTAAGACTTACCGAACGTAATACTGAGCGAAGCGAAGTATAAGTGAAGGTAGATGAGCGAAGCTCATCAGTAAAGATTAACCGTAATCTAGTATAAATGAAAAACCATGGAGATAAGACCAGTGATTAGAAGAACGGCAATTTCGAGTTCTTTGTGGTCTCTAAGTTTTCTTCAATTAGAGCCGCTATAAGCTCTCGTTCTTCTAGGGATGTGTTAAGTACATCCTCATAGGTCATGCCGCCTCTCATAAACCATGAGAACTTTAATGCTGACTTCTTTATTTCGGCGGCTTCTTTTTCCATCCCATCTATCAGGTTTTGAATCTCTTCACCTGACATATGAAGAAGCCTTATTCGAAAAAATCTGATACGTTTAATGTGAATGGTTGTTCATATTCTGCATTGCAATTAATACACACAACATCGAATGGTTTAGTTTCAGTACCTAGACGTAAATCTACCGTAGTTTGACGGATACTTTCAAACGTATTTTTATTACAGTTTTCTAAAAATTCTAAGATAAACTCTTTCTCTGTAACAACTGTCTCTGGGGTACGGATTTGCTCAATACTATCACAAACTACTTGCATACCCAAATCGTTCATCTTTTGGATAGCTTTGCTAGATTCTTCTAATTGCTTGTTTTCATCTTCAATATCTTGGATTCTAAGCATCAAGCGTTGCATTTCAAATTGAACAGTGTTACCTGCATTAACTTCTTTCAAAGTCAATGGACGGAACTTGATACTCAAATCCCCAACTTGCATTTCTTTCTCATAATCACCTGGACTAAACTTTGATAGTAACCCAACCAAGTTGATACCATATTTGCTTGTCTCATTGCATTTAGGACAAGTAGTTTCTAAGTCCATTTCGTTACCGCTTGTTGCTGCTCTGATAGCTACTAAGATAGCATCCAAGTCAACATTAGTGATTTTCCATGGGTTTTTGATAGCTGGAATGCAACTTTTAATGATACTAACAACCGCTTCACCGTTGAACAATGCATCGGGTGTTCTAGTTGTAATCTCATCGATTGCGGTCATCGGGTAAACTGGAAGCTCACCGGATTCGTTTAATGATAGTACGTCACTTGTGTATCCACGGCCCCCGCTAGGTAGTTTTAAGTAGATGCCTGGGCGGCGAAAATATTGTTTAAGTGGATTGTTGTCGTTCATCGTAACTCCTAAAGTGGATGGTTTTTTGGTCATAAATACAATACACTATTTATTTGGTAAAAATATGTCATCAGAAAATCTCGATCCAGAATCACTACGCAAACTATCTGAAGGTTTTGAAAAGCTGTCCGAACTCATGGGCAAGCAGGTTCAACTACAAGAAGATAAGATGAAGGCGGATGACCTTTACCGTAAAAAAACTGAGGATCGAACTAAAACTGTTACGAATGAAATTGCCGAGCGTCAGGATCTAATTGATTCGCTTGAGAAATCTTCAAAAGCTGAGGATAAAAAACAGGCCGCGGTACTTAAAGGAACACAAGCGTATGAGCAACATATGCGTTCTCTTGGTATGGTCAAAAATGAGCTAGGTGAGTTTCAAAAGGTTACCGCAGAATTAACGATTGCTCAACGTAAGCAGATGGCAGATGCATCTGCTCTTTCGGAACGTGAGAATGCTAGAGAGAAATTAAAAGAAACTTTCTTTAAGATGAGTGCCGATAAGACGGGTACTATCTTAAACGGCTTGGCAGCAACTGGTAAGTTTCTAAACAATACTGTATTTGATAGCACTAAAGGTCAAGGTAAGTACGGTGATGCTCTTGATGGTCTTGGTGGGAAGATAAAGGACTTGGGGCAGTTCTTTGGCCCTTGGGGTAAAGCAATCACATTTGTTACTGGCAGTTTGGTTCAACTAGCAGGAGCCGCTCTAAAACATAACGAGGCTATGAACAAAGCCTACGAAGACCTGAGCGAATTTGGTCAAGTAGACGTTAAGGGTATTCAACAACTATTCACTAACCTTCAAAATGCCGGCATGGTAATGAAGGAGATGGACAAGTTCCAGGGTGTGATGAAGGGGGCCAGTGAAGGTCTCACATACTTGGGAATGACCGCTGCTCAAGGCGCGGCAAACGTAACAGAGATATACGGTAAAACTCTTAGAACAGAATCTGAAAAAGAATTAAAACGCTTGGGATACACGAATGAACAAGCGTTCAAAACATTTGCAAATTACAACACATATTTAGGTAGATTAGGATTAACACAAGGTAAGTCTCAAACTGAATTGGCAAAGGGTTCAATCGAATATGCTAAAACACTAGATGAATTGACTAAACTTACCGGTGTACAACGTGATGAATTGCAAGAGCGTTTGCGTAGAAATGCCGAAGACGTTAAGTTTAGATTGATGCTAGAGGAAGCAACACCTACAGTTAGAAAACAATTAGACAAGATGGGTATTCTTGCAGTTGAAGGTGGCGAAGATTTTGCTGCTGGCATCAGAGAATTGATAGCAAATAACGGTGATGTTGTAGGTGAATCTAGTGCAAAGATTGCTCTACTAACAAACGGTGCATCAAAGACTATCATTGCTAACTTGAATGCGGGTAAGATTACCGCAGAAGAAGCAAACAGACAAATTTTATTATCTGCCGCAGAGCGTAAGAAACAACTTTCTGGTGTGGGTAAGTTTAGTGCAGAAACATTAGCACAATTTGGTATAACTTCAAAGGTCATGGATATCATAAACCGTGAAATGGCTAGAACTGCCGCCGGTTATGCAGAGTTATCTGAGGATCAAAAAGAGCAAATGAAAGAGGATAATGACGCACAACGTGCGGCTGAAGTCCAACGTCAAATTTCTGAGAGAAACGCAGAACAATCAAAAGATAGATT